TCTCCATTTTCTTATTGATAGCAGGTATTAATTCTTCATCTATCCATTTGTCTAATGCTACATAACTTGTCTTTTGGAACTCTTCTGAATATTTACATTTTGCTTTGATATCTTTTTCAAAATCAAATTTACTTCTAACATCTTCTCAATTATTCTTCATCCAAATATTTCTATATCATTTTTTACTCCAATATGGAGTTAATTCTATTTCTCATATAGGTCATTCAATACTTGCTAAATTATAAATAATTTGTCTACTTATCATATTATATCAACTACCATACTTCATAAGATACTCTCAATCATCAAAGAAAAACGTTAATGTTTTTGATTTTTTAATTTCTCACCTTTCGTCTGTATAATCATAACTACCAGGCTCTACTTTAACAAAATTTCATTTAATACTTTTTACTCAATCTTCGATAATCTTTTTATTATCTCAATATCAAGTAAATACTTGAAAGGCAAATTCATCTCTTTCACTACCTTTTTTCATTCCTAATAAGTTAATGTTGACACTTTTTTGTCAATCGCTTTCTGTTGTTCGACTCATCTTTATATATTTTAATATTTAAAAACTTTATTTACCACATTTTTTTCTTTCTTTCATTAATTCTTCATCTAATACTTTACCAATTCTTTGTAATTCTTCCTGAACATTTACTTGCTCATTTTCATCATATTCAACCGTATAAGTAATGCTCGGTTTATAATTCTCATAATCTCATAGGTTATAAGTTCTGCTAACTGTTTTTGATAATGTAATTTTCATAATATTTATTGTAAAATATAAAACTATTTTTTAAACATTCGGTCATACGATTCTAACCAATAATCATATTCAATATCACTTGGATTTAATTCTCATTTTTCTATTGCTTCTAATAATGCTGTACTTGTCAACTTTGCTGATAAATAATTTAATCTATCCATTGCGTCTCAATTCTCTTTTACTTTATTATATCTTCTTGTTGCTATTCTTTTTATTCTTTTTAATTTTTCTAAATCTATCATTTTCAAATTTATTTTAAAATATAAAAAAACAAAATTATTTCATTACCAACTCATTTCCTTTCAAATGCAAATCTTGGATAAGTCGCTAATGCTTTTAATTTTGCTTGTAGGTCTTTACATACTACTTGAATAAATTGTTCTGTTTTAATTACTTTCATCTTATTTATTTTAAAATTTAAAAACATTTAATTTATTTTTACATTTATTATTATAATGTTTTTTTCTTAAAAATCAAGTTTTTTTAGAGATTTTTTATTATTTTTTTAGATATTTTTAATTTTTAATATATAATATATCATTTTCTTTGTTTGTTATATCAATTTCTTTATTACTAATATCTATTTCTCATCTATGTATTAATGCGTGGCATTTCTTACAACACCAAACAATAATATTCCATTTTGTATAATCAATATGATGTGTTTCAATTTTTCAAACTTCTCAACATATAGGACATTTTTCTGGTCTAATTATATTATTATATTTTATATAATTTATAACAGATATTCTTGCTTTTCTTTTATATGGATATTTGTATAATTGAGCATTACATATATCTTTATGTGTTTTACGATAATTACGATTATATTCTCTTTCTTTTTCTCTATGTGTTTCGTGATATTTTCTACTATCTTTCTTATCACATTCTTTACAAGAGCTTCTTAATCAGGTTTTATATTTTCTTCATTTGCTAAAACAATCTTCTATCTTAAATTCATTACATTTACTACATAAATAATATATAATTCAATTTTTAATAATAGTTTTCCTAACTTTACTCATTTTAAAATATTTCAATATAAAACATTATCTTATAATATATCATTTATATTCTCATCATCTAATACTATTATTATATATTCTATCTAATCAACTATCACCAACTCACATTCGTAAATCGAGCCTTATTTTTTCTCATTGTGTAATAATTTTTCATCATCTATCGTGGCATATAACTTCTCATATTCATTCAATATAAAACTTCGTTCATAATTCATATTCCTTAGGACAAGCTACCACTTTTCACCATTCTCAATCTATAAGATTATGACCATCTGCTGTATATAAGCAATCACCTGCACAATTCATTTTAAAATCTTCTTCATAACTTTTTCAATTATAATATCTTTTTTGGTTTGGCATTACTGAATAATACCTACTTAAACTGAATGTAATTTCTTCTTTTTTATTCTCTCAACTATAATATTTACTATTTATATTTCCATATATCTTACTCCAATCAAAATTTTTTCAAGGACAATTCTTCGCTTGAAAATCACCATGTCATTTAATCTCCATATCTGGATACTTTTCTAATATCCATTCTATTAATTGATTTACCATTTTATATTGATTTTCATTTGGCTGTCATTTATTAAAATCTCCAACTATTTCTATATGTATTCAATTAATATTTGCTTCTTCATTTAATGTTGCTCAAACAATTTGGTCTAATTCATTTACCTTTACAAAATCTCAATTACATCATATAATATAATGAGTAGGGATTGTATTAAATCATCTATTATCTACATAAGTCCTTTGCATTGATAATTTCATTTCATCTGCTGTCATACATTTTTCTGTCGCTGTATGATGTAATACAATATATTTATATCATCTTTTGGTCTTACTGACTACTTTACTGTCTCAAGTCAAGCCTCCGTAAAAACTATTCCATACTTATCTAATGCTTCTTCTCTTATTCATTCTGCTTCATTATGTAAATCATTAATAATTCATTGATGTAAATTATACTCATCTTGAATTTCCCAATATCTGTCAACAAGTATAGATAATTCCGATTTATGACATTTTTTAAAACAAGTTAAACTAATTCATAAAATTAATATCAATACTGCCACAACCATAAATACTTTTGTTTTTTTATTCATCTTTATATATTTTAAAAAATAAAACACAAAAAAAGGTTATTATTAATAACCTTTTACTTATTATTTAATAAAAACTTTTCAGCCTCATTAAAACTTTCTGTACTCAATTCTTCTCAATTTTCTAATCTTAAATTTAATGTCTTTCAAAAATTACTTGAATTAAATCTAAAATTTCTCAATCATAAACTGTTTGCTAAATTCCATAATCTCCATAGATTGTTTGCTGTACTTTGATTTGTTCAATTCATTTTAATATATATTTTAAAATTTAAAAACTTTATTATTTAATTTAACGATATTAATTATAATAAAAATTTTTAAAATTTCAAGTCTTTTTTTAGTATTTTTTTAGTATGAGTTTTCTTAATTTTGAATTATTATTTCTCTTCTTTATCTAAATTTTCTTCATTTTTTATCTCAACTTCTGCTCATAATGTTTCAGTTTCTTTTAATGTTTGTATTCTTAATATAGTATTTGCAGGAATATAATCTCAATCTCAAATCTTTACCATTACATTTCAAAGATTTATATCTCCTGCAATATCAAATGCACTCTGCTGTGCTTCAATTACTTTACCTGTGTTTAGATAAACTTTTACAATGTCTGCCATTTTTATATTTTTTATAAATTAAAAGTATTATAAATCTATATTATATTGATTTTTATAAGCATTTTTTAATACTTCAATATTAATTTTTAATCATTCACTTTCTCTTTTTTTGATAATATTTCTTAATCTAATCTGAATCTCTTTATCAAAACTTAATATAAAGTTATCAATAGTATTTCATTGTTTTTCTTCTGCACTCATTATAGTATTTATATTTACCATTACTCATCATATTTTAACAAACGTTAATCAACTATTACAAGCTTTTAATAGATTATCTACTAATATCGGTGCTACAATTTGTGTTCAATCTTTTAATTTAACTACTGTTAATTTTTCATAAACTTTTAAATCATTCATTTCTAATTATTAATATATAAAGAATCTAAATCAATAGCTTTTGGTCTATATTGTTTTATTTTTTCTATCATTACTACTATATAAGGAACTCAATCTTTATTCTTTCTTAATAACTTTTCTACACTTAATATATTTTTTCTCCAAAAATCATCTTGTTTTATGAAATTTAATACGGTTTTTATCGTTTCAATATCATATCATTGTTTAATAAGTTTATCAACATATTTACTCTGTTTCTTAATATAATCTTTATCTTTATTTAATAAATATTGTATTGTTCAATTATTTTTATCAATAAATTCATCTACAAAATCATATTCATTATAAACAACTTCTTTTTCTTTTTTCGCGGAACTTTTTTCTTTTTCTTCTTCAATATCAATACTTAATAAAGGAGTTTCTTCTAAAATTTCAGCTTTGCTGTCTTTATGTAATAATAATTCTTTTTCTTTAATACTTCAAGCATTTATATCTTTAATACTTCAAGCATTTGTTATTGTTTTACCTGAATCAAGTTTTTCCTGAATAAGGTTTTCCCCGATTCAAGAAACTTCTTCGTCCTGGACTCATATTTCATCAAGATTTATATTATATGTTGTATATGATGTTCTAACTTTATCTTCATCTATTAAGAAATTTACTCTCACATAAACACCAACAATCTTACCTCATCTTGTTGCTTGTACTCTATCTATTAATCATAATTCTTTAAGAATTTTATTTGCTTTTGTTAATCTATCTTGTCCTCGCCCCATTGCTTTCATTAAAAACTGATTATTAGATAATGTTTGATTTGTTTGTTGTATTCTTGCTTGTTGCATTAATCTGAAATATAAAGCAAAGGCATCTGGTCAATTTTTTCATCACACTTCCATTATTCTATTAAATGTATACAATGTAGTACCAAATAACTCATTTGCGTCTAATTTATGCATTTTTATTTTTAAAATATAAAACAAAAAGCACCTTACTAATAGGGCTAGTAAAGTGCTTTTAATATATAAGATTGCTTTATAAGCAATTTCATAACATTTTCAAACTTCTTATATATCTAGCCCTATTAGATATATTTTATTACTCAATATAATAATAAAATTTTTACTAAAATCAAGTCAATTATCATAACAATATAACATCTTCTTTTTTATAGTATCTCTCTATATCTTCTAACCTGTAATCATCTACAAATCAATCTTCTAAATCACTAAATCAATAAAATAACTCGTGATAATCATTTCATTCATCATCACTTGATATATATATCGTTTTTTCAGCATTACCTTTTTTAATCTGATTTAAACATAAATTCATTAACTCTTTTACTTTCATTTTACTATTTAATATATAAAAATCATTCACAAAATCATATCAAAAAGTCTAATGTTCATCTTTTGATAGTTCTTCAATAGTCTTTCAAATCTACAATTTCATATTTATGTCATCACATATACACTATGTGATAATTTAATTCTTTATTTTTTTCATTTATCATATCTAATAATCAATTTAATTGGTATTTCTTATTTATTCTTGATATACTCATAGTTATTCCTTAAACATATAAAATCAACTTTTATCTTTAAATCATTCGTGTTCTAATGCTTCATCTAATGGTCTGTCATTATCTAATACTCATATTTCATCTCCACACCAATATCAAATATGTTGTTCACCATATTCACTTCTATAATCTCATCAAGCATCTTCTGTTTCAGCTCTACATAATAAAGGTAATGGATGTACTACCCAACCCCAACTATTTTGCAAATCTTTATTCTTCTCTTGCCAACTCATATTAATATATTCCTTTTTGGTATAATTCACTAAATAATAATACTTATCATTTTCGTGAGTTAATCTTGAATATTCCTTTTCTTCTTTTTCATATTCAAACATATCTTCACTATCTTCCCATTTTAAGTCCCATACAAAAGGTGCTACTTGTGCATAATCTCATATCCACATAACCTTGTAATGACTTAAACTTAATAAATACTCAACTCTTTCCATAGAGTGATTTCAATAATAACTGTGTTCCATCATTTTCAACCCATCTGGTTTAATAACCTTTACACTGTTGTTTTTAGGTCTAATTAAAGCTACTTTGTAATACTGTCCCATTTTATTTATTTTAAAATCTAAAAATTTTTTTGTTATTATGCCATAACAATGAAAAATCTGTAATACTCATTCAATCAGGTATTCTAACAAATTTTTTATCTGTTATATCTACTGGCTGTTCCTTTGAATTAAATATAATATATCTTCATTGTTTTGTATATATCGCTTGATAAAATATATTTCTATATAATACTGTACATTGTTCTTTTATATCATCAATACCTTTTAATTTTAAGAATTCTCTCATTTGTTAAATTTAAAATCTAAAAATCATTGTAATATAGCATAATCTAATGCTAATCTATTCGCTTGAATAATCTCATCTAAACTTGCTTCTTCTGTATCATAGAAATAAAAATTTAATATAATATCTCCTAATTCTGTTATTGAATGAAATTCTTGATTATTCAATACATCTAATAATTCTGCTGTTAATTCCATTTTAATATTTTAATAAATAAAATTAATCTGTTTCTCTCAAATAATAATCTTTATCTTCTCCTTTAAATATTTGTAATGCTAATAAGTCTGCTTCTCTCCATAATTCATCATAAACTTTTGCCACCTTTTTATCTTTTTCAAATCGTTCTCGTATTTTCCAATTTAAAGCTACTACAAATTCTGTGAAATATTTAACATCTCAATGCCATTCTTTCAAACATCTTTTATATAAATCTTTTATTCCTGTTTCTCCAAACATTTCTGCAAATGTGAAATCTGAATAAAATGTTGTTTTAAATTTCCTTTCCATTATTTTAAAATTTAATAAATAAAAAAGAAACACTATTTATTGTGTTTCATTAACCATTCTTCAAAATAACTTTTTAATACTGTACTTTTAGAATATCTCCATTCTACATAAATTTCAACAAATTTCTCAAAATCTACTTTCTGATATTCTTCAACTTCTTCCCATAATACCTTTAATAATTGTTTTAAGTTTTCTCTCATCTTTATATATTTTAAAATTTAAAAATACAATTTAATTTAAAATTACATTTTCTATTATAATAAATTTTTTTCAAAAATCAAGTCTTTTTTTAGTATTTTTTTAGATTTTTTGATTTTATTAATTCTTAATATATAAAAAAAGATAAAAAATCACATTCTCCAATTTGAAATTTTATCTTTTTTTGTTTTAAGTTAATATTTTATCAATGCCAGTAATTTTGTAATCAAATTTGAATTTTTTAGGACGATACTACCTATTATTTCATCATCTTATATGCTCTTAAACACATTACAGCTCATTCTTTTCTTGACATTTTATCATCTGGTCTTGTTCAATCTGTTATTCATAATTTTATAGATTCATTATATTCCATATTATATTTCATTTCTTTTATCTTTCCTGTATCATCGTGGTCTACTAAAGCATATGTTGAATATAAATATTTATAATCTTCATCAGGTATATAAAACCGACCTTTATCTCACCAATCTTCTCAAAAACTATTTATTGCTCGTAATCAATTATCATCATAATCAACAATTGCAAAACAATGTTTAGCTCAATTTTCATCATATACAAATTGTTTAGCTTTACTTGTTTTACTCCAACTACACTTTGCACTTCAAGTATATATTCCACATCAATTCTTTATAGCATTTTTACATTCTTGTGCTGTTTTACATAATAAATTTCAATCTATTAATTTTCTTTTTCTAAAAAAAGACATCATTTCTTGTAAACTTGCTCACATATCAGGATATCATCTTTCTGCTTGAAATACTTGCCATTTTCGTCTAGGGTTTTCTTGTTCAAATTCTATCTCTAATTTTTGGCATTCTAATATTTGTCAACCATTGAATATATAAGTGGCTCAATAACAACTACAAGCCTTGTATGTATCCGTTTGGTCATATTGATTCCATAATTTTAACTGTCTTCAAGGAAATTTTATTTTATCACCTATTCATTCAACATATTCACTCCATAAAAAATCTCTTTTATCAGGAATATCTTCTACTGCATTTAATAATTTTAATTCTTCATCTGTCATTTGTTTTTTAGTAATTAAAGTAAAAGTTTCTATCCTCTTTATCTTGCATAAGAATATTAATAATCTCTTGTCTCCTTTCTCTTAATAATTTTATTTCTTCTTCTCTTTCTTCAAAATGTAATTCATCTTCAAGATATACCAATTCATTTTGGTATTTTTCAATTTGGTCTACGCCTAACATACGCAATCATTAACATTTAAAAGTTTATTCAATTCTTCAATTCTCCTTTTTAATCTGTCTCTCCTTGCTAACATTTCTTTTAATGGTCCATTACTTATTGCTAAATCATTCAATCAATAACTTTCAATTTCAACCAATACTTGTGTATAAGCATCAACCAATTTTGTTTTTTCTTCATTTAAATTCATTTTATTTTTATTTAAACATATAAATCATTCACATACAAAATCAAATAAAGGTAATTAACAATAATAATATTCACAATATATCTTTTATAAGATTTTTTCTGAACTCTTTATAAAAATTTTTCATTTTACTTTTTATGATTAAAAGCATTCTCCAATTCAAATAACTTTCCTAATTCGTCTTGGATATGTGTTTCTATCACGTAATAATGTCAAAAATGTTTCTCTAATACATCTATTATATCTTTTATGAAAGGTTTTGCAAATATAGATAGATTAAATTTTGTATCTTCCATAATTATCATTGCAGGTGTATCTGCTCAATGTAATCAATGAATATGTCAATGTTTTGTGTTTTTTACAGGCTCTACATTTTCTTTACAATTTATTTCTTCTGGTCTTGCTAATTCATTTTTATATTTTTGTGGTATTTTATGATGTTGAGAATATCAATGTTTATTCATACGAAACTTTTTAATTAAATAAAAAAAGGACTTCTACTGTCCTTTCTTATCCAATAATCAAGCCTTTTTGAAAACATTATAAAACACTTGACTACTTGCATATACTCATCAAGCTCGTTCTACTAATTGTTGCCATTCTACTGCATAATAATTTGAAGCAACATAATATCAAGCTCATAAAACAATAGCAAGTCATATTGATAACCAAGTCTGTGATATATTCCATTTTTCACTCGCTTTTGTTATCATCTGTACTAATAATCAAAGTAATATTGCCTCCATTTTATTTAATTAATAAATAAAACTAACTCCAAACATTTGTACTTGTATTATAACTTATTCATAATCAAGATAAGTCGCTTATATGATTATATTTTGTATAATATTCATAATAATCTTTGGCTCTTGTATTTAATTCAGCAACCTGTAATGCTTTTGTTGATAAATTTGCTAAATCTGCATAAGCAAACAATCAATTATATTCTGTTTTTATGTTTTGTATCTCCAAAGCACTACTACTTAAAGCAAGTAATGTAATTGTCATTTCTTTTTCTTTTTTCAAAGCCAAATCTTCTTCAAATGGATTATTTATTCAAGTTCATAAACTCATTGTATAAATCGTTGTTCAATTTGTGATTTTAACAATATACAATTCTCATTCTTCAACAGTTCAACTACTTATTGTAAAATTTGCACTAGGTGTAAATTTTGTTCTTAAATCTCAAATAGTTAAAGTTGCTCAACTTGTAGCAGTTTTCCAAGATGTATCCGCTCATCATCAATATGTTTCAATAGCATATCTTAAATTTGCAGCCGTAATACTTCTAGCAGTCGTTGCTGTTCAAGTATCTATTTCTGCTTGAGACATTGATGAATATGTAGTATTATCATCTTCTAACATATGTAATGCTCAATTTGATTCATATTTTGTACTATAATAGAATGCTTTTGTATATGATTTTTTTCGGTATGTACTACCTGATAATATTGTTCAAGCATTGTTCATCAAAGGGATATAACTACCACTTCATATCTTTAATCTAACATTTCTATAACTACTTGTAGCAGATAAACTATTTAAATTAAATATATATATTGCTCACTCTTTCCATTCTACTCCTGCATTATCAGATATCTGGACATTTGTATAATAGTAATCTACATTATAAGGTGCTGTTCATTTTGTTTTTGTAGTAGTTTGTGTTATATCACTTTCTTGAACTATATATAATTTTTTATCATTCCAATTATATTTATCACCAGTCGTTACGAGAGAAACATCTGTACCTCACGATACAGGTGTCTTATTCTCATAACTTCTTATTTTATATTCAACTCATTTATTATATATTTTTTCAATATATTTTGTCATAAGTTATACTCATCAGATAAATTAACTTTCTTCGCTATCATCACTAAATACTATATATGAATTTCAATCTGTTGTTTTAGAACTTGGTAAATTATCATAAGCATTTTGCGTCACATATACATCTCATCTTAATGCAACAGTTTTATTACTTGATTGATTTAATGAAAAACTATCAATACTATCTCATCACTGTGTAATAGACACAGTAGAATCTTTTATACTATCTTTTACTGCTTTTACTTGATATTCAGTAGCAGGTGATGTTTTGCTTGTTCATACTGCACTATCTTTACTTGGTAATACAGGCTCTACACTGAATGTTTTTGTTCATCATATTGTTTGATTTGTTGACTTATCTACTAAATTACTTAAATCAACCATTTCAGCCATAGGGTCCCAAGCTGTACCATTCCAAACTACATTTGTTCAAGCATCAAATGTAGGTGCTGTTGTATGTGCTGCAACAACATTATACATATCTCAAACATTAGGATTAGCAGGTAATGAAGCATAATCATTTACTTGTCATTTATAATTAACTGCACTTCATACCATACCTTTTACATAATCTGCAATAGATTTAGCTGCAACAACTCCTGGTGTAGTTGCCGTTCAAGTATCCATATCAGATTTTGCAACTTCTGAATATGTTTGTGGTGCGTCTTCCCAACCATATCAATCACTTTTCTTTGTTAATAATTGTCAAGCTGTTCATCAACTTGGGACTCATAATGGTACTGCTCATCAATCAGCAAGTGTTTTATTATTTGCTCACCATGTTACCAGGTGTCAACTTGTAGGTGTCGTAGGTAAAGTTAATGAATCTTGTTTCTTATAAACTTGTGCTTCCGTTGCAGGTTTTGTTCCATTATTACCAGCGTCTGTTGTTTTGCTTGGTAATACAGGCTCACTTGTAAATGTTTTTACTCATCAAACAGTTTGTGCTGTTTCTTTATCCACATAATCAGCATTTGTAGGAACAGAGATATCAATATCTTTATCTGTTGCTTGATTTAATGTGAAATCATCTACTTTTGTTCAGTTTGTCTTAACAGTGATTGTCTTATTATGTGCTAACATATAAGCTTCACCATTATGCATAATCTTTTCAATCGTTTTTGTCATAATGTTTATCATATAGGATAAAAATTTCTTGTTTTTTTATCATATAGAATATATCATATACATAATATCATCACTTTGTGTACTTTCTCATTTATCTTCATATTCTTTTGGTGTTACCAATTCTCAATCATCTCATTTTGGTCATTCAGGTCATTCAGGTCAAGTAGCAGGAACTTCTGTATCTGTTTCTCATAAATACCAATTTCAATTATCTCAAATACTTGGAATATTATCTTCCACTTCGTCCATTATTGTATTTATCTTTTCTCTTGCTACTTTTCAAGTATCTCCTGGCTGTATCTGTACCATATTATTTGTTAATCTTTAAAAACTCAATCATCTGTCCATATTCATTTATCATTCCACCAACCTCTCTCTAATATCCATTCTAACATTCATAAAGGTCTATATCTTATACAATATTTTACTCAATATGTTTTTCAAGGCTTCAATTCTACATTATGATATTTACTTTTTAATTCAATACAATTGTAAAACTTTCCTACTAATAAACATCAATACTTTTTAATCTTTTGTAATATTACATTATATGTTTTATATGGTAGTAATTTCACATCTATCCATTTACAATTCATTCTGGAACTTTAATACTTGATAAAATATTTCATTGTATCGTTTCTCGATTTAATCTTAATCTTGTTGTTCATTCTATTCACCATACATCAACAAAAACACTTCCTGCTTTACCTTTTGTCTGTTCACTATATATATCAAATCTTACTAAATAATTATTTTCACTATCAACCGTTCATTCTATTTCAAGAGTTTCATTAGAAAATTTCATAACAAGCAAAACTTTATCAAATTGTGTTAAATCTAAATTTGTTGTAGTTCAGTCTTCCGTTTCAGTGATATGGAATGTTAATTGAGTATCACTTCACTCTAATAATCTCATCTATTTATTTTATAAGTTAAATTATCTTTGTAATTCCATTTTTATCCATTCAATATCTTTTTGTATTGAACTTAATGTACTTTGTATCTCTATCATATTAATACTTTGTTGAAATTCCTCTAATCTTGTTAACCTATTATTCATAGTTGCTCGTAATCATCATAATCAAAATATAAATACAACCAATGTAATGATTGTTCAAGGTTGTTTTAAGTATGTAAATCGTTTTTCCATTCTTAATAGGTATTTTTTAATTAAAAGTTTATATCTATTCATTTTGTAGTATAATCAAAAATTAAAAAAAGCAAATAAAAATTATAAAAAAGTCCACTATTAATTTCTTAACAGTAGACTTTTTCTCATTATGCACTTGCAGTTGTTGTTGCAGGTGGATAAATTGATGTGTAAGGACTTGAAACTATCCAACTTGGAATTGGAGTAGGTTGTAATTTGCTTAACAATTCACTTGTTTGTGCATTGTTATTAGCAATTACTCTAGCTTCTGCCAATTCAGTTCTTAATCTCTGTGTCTCTTGCTCACATAACATATCAAGAATCTTTTGAGTATTAGCAGTACAATTTGTCATTATCTGACAAGTGTTTTGTACTGATTGCTGTATAGCTCTTTCAATGTTTGAGTTTGTATTACAGAATCACATACCCATTTGGCTTGTTAAATTAGCCATTCATTGTTGACTTGCTAATTGCTGTTGCCAGAATGAATTGTTGTTGATTAAATCTACTGTATTGTCGTGGTTGTTGTTATTGTTTTGATTTCCTAACAACCAAGCAGCAGCATTGTTTCAACCCCGTCAACCAAATCAACCATTTCAATTGAACATAAACAAGAATAATAACAAAATAATTAACCATGTTCACATTCATCAGAATGTTCCTGTGTTTGTATCCATAGTGATTGTGGTAAAGATATAAATACTCGGTGTTGGTTTTTTTACCCCTGCAGAGCACCATAAGTACTATATATTATCCACTATCTCTACGACATCTTGTTTTGTTTTTCAATCTAGCCAACCACTTTCTTTTATTTGCTGTGCTATTTCTGGATTGCTTCTTAATAATCAAGGGACAATTTTTTGTGCAAGTTGGTTTAAACTTTCTTTATTAGTAAAATCTACTCATTGTAAATCTTTTGCAGATACTCCTGCTTTTAATAATTTTTCCCTCAATCAAGCTAACATTCACAACCCACTCATTACTCATCGCATATTCATTTTTTTATTCGTTATCATCTAAATCATATCAATACTTCTCGTGGAGTTCTCTCAAATCGTGATGATATTTTTCTTTAAGTCGTTTTTTCTCATACTTAAATTCTAATTCATCAGTCATTAATTCTCCAATAAATTTGATAATTTTCTCTCAATCATTAGGGTGTTGAAGAATCATATTCGCAACATTTTTTGCGTCTATCTCATCATCAGCATTAAAAAACATTTCTTTCTTTAATTCCATTGTATTATAATTAAATTATAAAAACAATTTTGATATAAACAAAAAATGCTAATAAGTAATAACTATCAGCACTTTTTGTTATTATAGTTCAGAACTATTAAAATCTATTTTTAATTGCTATATTTTACAACCAAATTATAAATAAACTGATTCAACTCCATAAAAATAATAATAAACTTAATATATTTACAATCTTACAAATATTTGTTAATGCTTTATATTCTTTTACACATTGATATTCCATATAAATTCTACCATACTTTTTAATATTATCTGAATATAAGATAAACTTTTCAAATCATTGTGGTGTTAATCGTTTACTATTTAATAATTTTACAAGTTTCTTTTTATTTTGACTTACCATAGCACTTGAATTTTGTTTTATTTCTTTACATTCTCTACAAAATTCTCGCTTACTATCCTTTCAACATTTTAGACATTTCATTATCTATTCGTTAAAAGGTAAATTTTCACAAGCTATTCAATCTCAATCTCAATCAAGACTTCTATGTCATAATTTATATAGTATATCAGCTTTCCACCTGCTATCTATATTATCACAATTTGCTTGAAAATTAGCAATCATAAAAATATTAAATGATATACTCAAAGCCAAGATAGACAATATTAGTAGGTTTAGGAGTTTGTGCATGTGGTTGGTCAGTATATAAATCATTTTTTGCATTATATCCATAAATGCAAAAAAACAAAGCTATTTTTACTGAATTAGTACTAGCAGATAGTGAGACAAGCTATACTAATAAAAGAGTATCTGTTGGAAATATGGTGGCACCATCTTTTTATATTAGTTGAAACACTATCTATTGGAGTGATAATACTGTTTATTTGGTTTGTGATTACTCGTATAGTAATATAATGATATTAAAATACGGTTGATATGCTTATAAAAATTGAGTACAACAGAACATAGCTGTATCTTGAATATCATCAGATAAAAGCTATGCCTATTGAGAGATATTATATAATAATAATATTTATACAGCACTATATACAAGTAGTGGAGGTACGGCTTATATATATAAATGCAGTATTAATAATGATATATCTATATCAAGCAACCGACAATTAATAAAAACTATATCATTTTGAGGGTCAAACATGCCTACATTATGCTGATTTGATGGTACATATTTTATAATGATAAATTATCAAGATAAGGAGCTTTACCAGTTAGATAGTAGCTTTAATATTATAAATACAATAGATTTAAGTAGCATTAGCTCAGTATCCCCTATATGAAACATTATCTCTATAAATTGAAAATACCTAATTAAAAATGGTAGTGATTATGTATTTTATGAAATATTACAAGATGGGACATATAATTGAGCAAGTTTTTACTTATATCAAAACTGCTATTGGATAGGATGATGGGCTTATACTAATTATTGAAATTGACCAGCAGTGCCTTGTTTTAGATATTAAGCATAACAAATAGGATAATATGTTTGTGTAGATGAAAACCAGACAAATAGTATACCCTTTTTTACTACCAAATACCATCAATAAGTAAGATTATATGTCTCTACTATATTTCAGGACATATCTATTTTAGCAAGTCATTGCACTGGGCTTGAAGTATATCAAGCCCAAAAATAATTTGTACCCAATTGTATTGTTGCTGGCTCTTGGCTTATAGTAATTGTAGTTATTAAGTTTCAATTATAATCATATTTATAAATATTAGCTCAAAAGTTTAAATAAATATAATCATCTGTCATCCCTGTTATTTGTGAATAACTTTGTACTCAATTTATAACGGGTTCCCAATTGTTACTATCTGCTATATCTAATGTCTCATCACACCTATATAAATTATTTGTATTCGCTATAAAATATCGGTATCATTTATAGTATCCAGTTCAATAAAGTTCGTTAAATGATGCTGTTTTATTATAAGTACCTCTTAAATTACCTAAATATCATGTACCAGAATATTTCCAAAAACTATGGTCAAGGTCCGATGAGAATCATCATGTTCAAAAACTTGAATTTCCAACTCGGCTAAAAAACGGTGCAAACTCTATATTACCTATTTTTACTCTTTTATTAGTATAGCTTGTCTCACTATCTGCTAGTACTAATTCATCAGCATTTACAGGGCTTACTTTTTCTGTTAAGCTGTGTATCTCCAAACCTCACAAAGTACCACCAACCACATCACTCCTCCAATCTGATATACTTGTAATAGCTCAGCCACTGCATATTACAGTAGCTAACCTTGTATACCTTGTATCCCATGCACTCGTACTTATTTGCACTGTACCAGCTCAGTCTACCATAATATAGTTTGTAGCATTATTTGTTACACTTATATCTGTTTGACCAGCAAATTGTATGGTGTCTCCTCAGCACCTATATACTCATGCCACTATATCTATTTTTAGAGCAGTACCACTTATTGCTGGTATTACTTTCATACGGCTATTACCATCATAGTTTAAGTCATCCAGCTCTCACTCAGCATTTAATATACCTGACTTTATATTATCAAAATGTTCTGCTGTTATATAAACACTTATTGTATCGCTTGTATCAAAAGAAAAACTTATCTGGCTTTGAGTATTTGCTTCATCACTTGCAGGACAAGGTGCATATTTTCTCGTTACAGTTAAAACATCTCAACTAATTCCTGTAATTAAGACTATTTCTCTTTTCGTAACCTTTCAAGTTGTATCTACGCTTTCTAATGTTGCTAACATATCAGTAGAAAATCTTGCTCATTCTCAATCTTTTAACTGAATTGTTGTAGCAAGACTTGATATTGGTGCATATAAACTTCAATGCACATTGTTTTTAATTGAATAGTTTTCGTATCTACTCATCTCATATTATTTATGAATTAAATATTTGTTTTGATATGCTTGTATAATACTCTAAACTTATTTTCACTTGCTCGTAATTATAATCAATTTTGCTAATTTGCAAGTTTTTTATATCTAAATCAATATTCCTAATTCTGACCGTATCTCACGGATGTATACTTTCTATTGGATATAATGTACTTACAGTTAAACTTATATTCTTTTTTCAATCTTTATATTCATTCAAATAACTATCTCTATATGTTTCTCCTGCTACTTGTCAATAAAGATTCTCATTACTAATAATTATCTCTTTTCTTCAAAATTTTGCTATACTTGAAGCATTTGTTGCTACATCAGTAATTCCTGTATGGCTTCATCATATAAAACTATATCTTGCTCTTACTGCATTAGCAACTTGTTCATAATCTTCTGGAATTGTTAATGCTGTAATGTTCCTTTCATATGTAAAATTATGTGTAATTGTTGTTGGTGTATCGTGGAATTGTATCACTCAATCAGCTCATACAAACATATAATAACTTAATCAATCCATTACAGATTGTAAAGCTTCACCACAAGTCATTGTATCAAATTCTAAATATACATCTGTTCAATATGTATCAATACTTTCATTTGTATAACTTAATATTCAAGGATATAGTGTATCAAAATAATCAATAATAGTTTTAATTATATTTGCAGGGTCATCTTCTATCTGAAATATCATCTCTCAATCTTGGACAAAATATACATCATTTAATAAAGTAAATAAACTTAAAAATACTGCATTAATATTTTCTTTATTATTTGAAAAAGTCCTATTTACTTTACTTAACCAACCACTATATAATAAATGATTATCAAGATTTCTATTGTCAGATACATATACTCTACAATATCTAATATTATCAAAATAATCTGTGTCAATCGGTAGGTTGACATTTAAACTTAATTGTCATTGTCAAGCGTCTATACTTTCTGAAAAAGTTATATCATTTGTAATCAAACTTGCAGGTAATACTTTTACAAAATTATTACTTCAATCATATAATTTTACAATATATTCTTTTTCAATAGGTTTTACTTCAAGATTATAATAATCAACATATACAGGCTCTGCTGTTTCAAAATTAGTTCAATCTCGGACAACACAAGTAATTTCTTGTCATTGGTCTGTTATTAATAATATATATGTATCATTCTCCTCTCATACAATTTTTTCTCAATTTCTATACCATTGAAATTCCTGTCCATTTTCATAATGCACAGTTAAAGTTCATCAAACTTCTATATTTCAATCAATATAAACCATTATAAATAATTCTTTGCAAATAAAACTGCTATATCAAGATTATATGTACCATTTGAAACTACATTTAATCAGTTCACACCACTCTCTAATCTTGGAAATTTACCACTAAAATCTACTGATTGTTCATTTATAAGTACTTCTTTCGTAACGGTGTTTATTTCAATAATGTCGTTGGTACTAATTGACTTTTCTATTATGATTTGATTATCTCATATTTTTACTTTTAATTGATTTGTAGATGAAGCACTATTTACAAGGATATTAAATATAGGATTAGAATATTCACTTCATTCATTATTTATATCTTCATTAATTTCATCATTTACTCATTCAAATACAACTGTATTCCAAACCTTTTCACTCCAAAAAGGCTCTAATGCAGTAAATGTTAATTTGAATTTTCAGTGGTCTATATCATAATGTTTTCTATCTATTATATCTGAATTTGTTAAACTACACAATATTCTTCTATATACTCATTTTACTTTCCAATCTAAATATCAGGTTTTTACTGATAATGCTTTTTTCAAATTATCTATTTTATCTTCTATATCTTCATCGCTATCTCATTTAACTCGTCCTGATAAACTTATTGTCCTTTGTTTGAAAAATCTATCTAATACTCATCATCAATCATTTTTAGGATTATCATAAGTTAATAAGTTTATCTTTGGCATATTCCAAACATTCATTTCTGTCACCATATAACTTGCATTCTGTAATCAAAATCAATTGAAAACAATATCATCTGCTCAAATTCAAGCAGTAATCTTTTTTCATCCATTAAATAAGACATTATTGAAATTTGCTATGTTTGTCATTTATTATATTTATTAATAAATACCTTTTTTATACAATTCTAATTGCCTTGTAATAGTATTTGCTATTGTTTCAGCAAGTTCTTCTGTATCTTGATTATCATTTACTACTACTCATCACATATTCACATTAATAGTAAATTCCTGTCATTTATTTAAATCTTCATTCTTTGTAATACTTCCATTTTGACTTGGTATAAATAATTCTGGTCCATTCTCTCATACTAAATAAGATTGTCCTGCATATACAGGTCAACCAGTTGCTCTACTTCAACTTGGTCCTCCTGTGCTTGCTCTTACTTCTGCCAATTCCCTTGCTTTTTTGATTAAAGCATTATACATATCCATTTGTTTTTGATAATCTATTTCTAATTGCTGTTGATATTGTTTCTCATATTCCATTTTTTCCATATACATTGCTATTCGTTTTTTTATCTCAACATCAATAGCTGCCAACCATTCTTTTTGATATTGCTTCATCTGCTTGTCAATTTCTGCTCTCTTTATTTCTTCTTGATGTAATGCAGATAATTTTTCATTTAATTCTCATTGTATTTCTTCTCTTTTTATCCTATAATCTTCTCTAATCTTTTCAATATCATTTAATGATTGATACCATTCTTGATAAGCGATTTGTTCGTCCATTGCTTTTCTTTCGCTCTCATTCAATCAATCATATACAGAAGCCATTTCATCTGAATATTTTTTATATTGAATAAGTGCGTCTATATCGTATTTACCAATTCATCAATGAGTATAGTTTTCAAGATATTCCATAGAATATTTTTGAGCAACTTCACCAATTCAAGCATAATCTCTTTCCATTTTTTGAAGTTCTCTCCTTGCATTTACAAATTCAGTAGCAATATCGCTTGTCTCTTCTTTTCATAAATCTGATAAAGATTTTTTCAAATCACTTATATCATCTTTAAGACTTTGTATAGTTTTATCTACATCTTCAAGGTTTTTCTCTAAATCTTGAAATCATTTTTCTCGTTCTTTATTTAATTTGATAATATTATCATATTGTTCGTCAACTGCTTTTGTAATATTTTTATAAGTATCTTGTATACTTTTTAATGCGTTAGCATTTTTACTTGTAGAACTTCAACTTCATCAGCCACCTCATCATCAACCACCTCAACCAAACAAATCTTCTATATAATCTGATAAACTTTTCTTTGTTCAAGAAAGTTTTTTAGCTCACTTATTTAATGTTTTTTCTAATTTATTTACATAATTGTCTTCCAAAGCATTAACTAAATCATTTGCTCATTCTACGGCAACATCTTTTGTATTTTTAAAAGCATTTTTTAAATATTCACCAGCTTCTTTTAATCATCAAGTTGTAGCTCATATTCAGATTTTATCATTTCCAAATAAAGCTTCATCTAAACCTTGCCAGAAAGTTTTTTTTCATACAGTTTTTAATACACTTCATATAGTATTCATAACAAGTTGCAAAGATTTTCAAATACCTGTTAATCATTGTTGTACTATATAAAAGAAATCTGTCCAATCTCCTGCCATTCAACTCAATCATTCGTTTGTATCTCATAGCATTCAGTTAATAATATCTGTGAAGAATGTTCATAATCAATCTATAACTCATCATATTCATCATATAACACTAATAATACTATCTGCAGCAGATTTTATAGTATCTACTACTTCCATAGAAACATCAATAATCTGGTCTTTATGTTCATCTACCCAGGTACTTATTTGTTCAACATATCATTTTAATGTGGGCAATAAATTAGCTCATATTTCTTCTCATATTCAATTCAGAGTATCTTGAAAATTACTCCATAATCAAGTGAGTGTTGTAGCTTGTTTGTTCATAAGGTCTTCAAATCTTCATCATTCACTTGTCATTGTCCTAAATGCTTCTTCTACATCAGAAAATCATATTTTTCAAGCACTAACCATATCTTGAATTTCAGATTTTGTTTTTCATAAATTATTTGCTAACTCGTCTAATAATGGTATTCACGCCGTCATAAAATCTCTCAAATCTTTTCCTGTTAGTTTTCATTGAGTTAATACTTGTCAATAATTTAATGTAATTCTTTCCAAACTTACTCAAACTCACGCAGAAACATCTCATAAAGATTTTAATGTTGGTACAACTTTTTCTGCCTCAATTCACATAGCCAATAATTGCTTTGCATTATCTCTTACTCCTGTTAATTCAAATGGAGTTTTTTTTGCAAAATCAGATAAATCATTAAGTAATGCTTCTGCTTTTTCCGCACTTCATAACATTGTGCTAAAAGATAATTGTGCTTTTTCAAGATTATCTCATAATGTAATAACAGATTTTCATACTTTTGTAAATAAAGCTGTTAATCATAACGCTCATATTCATTTTTTTATAAAAGAAAGTGCAGACGATGCAGAATTACTCGCTGTATTGACTTGATTTTCTATTCTGTTTATTTGTCATTGAATTTTTTCTAATTCACCTGACAACTGATTATTTGCTTTAAGTAAGAGTTCTATTGTATAATCTTGACTTGCCATTTATCTTTTTTTAAGATGTGAATTATTTTCTGCCTTTTGTTTTGCTCTCTGACTTTCTATAAATTCATGTTTTCTTTCTGCCATTAAAAATTCATAATGCATATTTAATATCTTTTCTTCCTGTTTATCTAATTCTGTCGGAGTACAATGATATATTTCTTTCATAAGGATATAATCCCTATGTTCCTTGGATACATTCTTTCAAGTCCTCAAAGTTTTTTCAAATTGCTCAACTATTTTTCCAAACCCAAATTCTTAATTTCCTCAATTTGTTTGAACACTTTGTCAAAATCTTTTGCTGACATATTATTAATCTCTGCTTCTGTAAGATTTGTCATACTCTTTACTAAATAATCATTTGCGTCTGACATCTTTGAAGCACTAATATTAAACTTTGGCTTTCAATTTTCATCTAATGATTGTTCTGTTCAATCTAATAATAATTTCATATATTCTTTATCTACACCTCTTGTATAGACTTCATTAAATAAAACTTCTTTTTCTTCTCAATTAATAGTAATTTTTAATGTTTTCATTGTTTTTTGATTAGATAATAAATACCCTTGTTTTTTATTTAGGGATAGCCGAGAAAAACAAGAAAAACTCAACTATCCCTATGCTCTTATCCTATTCACCTCATCATCAATTTCATCAATCGTCTATTTCAGATTCGGCGATAGCAATTTTAGACCAAGTTTCATTTAGATAACAATATAACTCATTTTCTAATACTCAAAATTGTCATTCATAAGTTCATTCAGTAGATATTTCACTACTTTCCTCATCAACTTCTAATTCCAATGGTCTTTGAAAGTCTAATATAACTTGTTCAGACAAAATATTTGGATACATATTTGTTAATTGTTCTCATATTTTATCTGATATAGAGAATTGTGTTCAAGCAGGTATTTCTACTTTTACACTATTTACTGTAATAGTGATACTATACTCTGATATGTTTTTTAATATCATTTTTTTCTAATTTATCTGATAAAATTAATATCAAGTAGAATTACTATTCAATAATACAACTTCAATAGATGTTCCACTTGCATTATCATATTGTCAACTAAATCATAATGTTTGTTTTGTTATTCCATTATTATCATCAGTCTTTGTCCATTCTGTTAATCATACTTTCATACAATCAACATAAATACTTGGATAAATTCCTGATACTAATTCAGTAGCATTTTTATTTTCTGCATAAAATCTGATTGCTTTCTTTTCACTATCAATAACCCAATCTCTCAATGTTGTAGAACTAAATAATGCTTCAAAATCTCAATCTAATGTGAATTGTTGATTATGTAAACTATCTACATCTGTACTTCCAAAACATTGAATATCTGTAAGGTTTTTATTAATAGTTAATCTGAAATTTTGCATACATACAGTTGTTGCATTATTTAATCAACTTTCATTTGTAGCAAAACTTACTCCTGCCATACTTGCTGTAAATGGTGCTTCATCAGAATAAGCTGGATTTAATGCGTCTGAATTATCTTGCATTTGTTTTCCTTGAAATTCTGCACTAAATTTTACATAATCAGCAACTTCACAACTTAATTCAAAACTATTTATCATACAATAAGGTGCATAAGCACTTGCCACAGGGTCGTCATCGTATAATGTGAATGTAGGGTGATTATTACTGTTTAATCTTTCAAATAAATGTGCATTAACATTTACAGCTGTTGCTGTCATAGTCCAAGTACCATTAGTAATACTTCCTGTAACGGCTTTATCAAAGAAATAGTAAGTAGTTTCATCTATTACTATAATCTTTTTTAATACAGCACTATTTCAAGTAGTTATATCTCATCTTGCAGGTGTTCATCAAGTAGGTGTTCCTGTTACACAATATAATTTTGTATATTTTCATAAAGCACCTAACAACAAATAACCTATAAAATCATCTCTAACAATTCCTGTTAAAGTTATGTTAGAAAAGTTTTTAGTTGTAAATGTATCATATACTTCATCAATAACTCCATATCAAGAAGTATCTTGTGCTGTTTCAAATGATGGATTAAGAGTACCACTCTCTTTTGGTATCCATACTTGTGCAGAAACTTTTGTCCCTGCTGTTGCTTCTTTTCATAGTCAGATAGCTGACCTCCTTCCAATATAAGCTTCTCAACTCATTTTATAATTTTTTATAAACTAAATAGACTTGTTTTCATAATCTCATTCTACCAATGCTTTAACCTTTTTTTCAGCTTCTTCCAAATTTTTTGCTTTTACACTCAAATTTAATTTTGGAAAGCTAAATGTTTTTTCTCAAATAATAGGCTCATCTATTATTGAATCATCTATTGTCAAATCACAATCTCAATCTTGACATCTTCTTTTTACCATTTTGAATAATTTATAATGTAAAATTATTTGCTAACAACAGTAAACATACATTCTACTGTAAACACTCTAAAAGGCTCTTGTGTATCTGTAAATCACCAATTAAAAGTATATTCACATTTTACAGTATATCCATTATTATTAGTCCAATTAATTGTAGATATTTCTTTTAATTTTGTAAGAACTATATCTGCAACTTCTCTCATATTATCTTCCACAGTAGCATATCAATCCTGTATCCTATCAATTAATGATATTGTATAGTTTATTTGTGTTTGATAAACACAACTATCTAAATAACCACTATTTCAATTACTTGGAGTAATAATAATAGCTGGAAGATTTACTCATCATTCTATCTTGATGTCGTGATTATAAACTTCTCCTATTACTCCACTTGAATTTTGTGTTGTATTTTTTATCTCCAACATCTTGTTATATAATGTTTCTCATATCGTTTTGAATGAATATGTTTCTATGTTTTCTGTCATTATTTCAAGTTATCATTAAATGCTTGATTTATTATATCTCTAATTTGTGTTTCATTTGTTGTATATCATCTCATTATATAATATTTTCTATCAGGGTTTTTATAGTTTTCAAATTCCCTCCTCCTTGCATAAGGCTCTGGACTTCATACAACAACAAATCATTTCTGTACATTATTAAAGTCTACTGATATACTTCTTCTCAAATTACCTGTTTGGTATGGTGCTAATTCTTTTGATGTATTGGCAACCATTAATCATATTTTGGATAAAGCAACTTGAATAGCAGAATTTACATTTTTATTCATATTTTTTACTTTATCTACATCTCATATTAATTTTGTATACACCATTATGTTCAATCGCTTTCATTGATAAAGACTTTAAACAATTTTTTCAAAGTTCATCACCATTCTAATACTTCTCATACTATATAAGTCTTTCAATCTATAACAAGTTTTTGTCAAGTTTTTAAACTTGGATAATCTGTATATAATTTCTTCGTATTAAACATTACTCATCATTCTAATCAATCTTTTACAGATAAAGGTTGAATTGTACATTTGAATGTTCATACCTGTTTATATGAAGAAATCTTTGTCTTACTATCCCTTGTATATCCGTATAATGTAGCTGTTTTGTTATATAATATTCCAAGCATTATTTCTATGGTAAATTAAAACTTTTATATCTGTTTAATAATATTCTGAATGAAAAATATATATCATCTGATGTCTGTATAGAAGTATTACCATCAACTGTTCTAGTTCTACTACCAAATGTAACACTTTCATCTCAAATCTTATAACTTGATACTCATTCCATTCATTTACTATTCCACATTCATCATACCAACATCATTTGCATAAGTTTTATATCATCTGGTAATGTATCAACAGTATTTCAACTAACCTGTTTATTCCTGTCATATCACCAAGTATATTCAATCTCTAATAATCAAAATTTTATCTTATTCAGAAAATTCATTCTATTGAACAAAATTTTTCTGTCATATATAACCATATAATCTGTTCATTTTACTCATTGATAATCTTCTCATCAAATTTTTGTAATTACAGATACAGGTTTATTTGTAAGATAAAATCGTTCTTGTAGTCAGTTTGTATATATTTTATCTTGTTCTATATATTCAACACCTGTTGTAAGATTTAAAGTATCTACTCAAATTAGATGATTTAATAATAGATAAGAACTATTTAACATTTCTGTTAAAATATTATCATTTGTATCATCTGTAATTCATAAGTATTGCTTTAATTCTGAAAGTGTTGCATAACTAACTATATCCATTATTTTATTTTAGATTATTAAAGTTTTGATTTTATCCAGTTAATATCATTTTTTTTATTAACAGGAACTTCTTGATTATATTTATCTTTATATGCTTTTCTTAATTGTTCTAATAATAACTCTTCTTCACTTTTTTCTTCTTCTGTATCTTCTTCTTTATTTTCTGTTTCATCTTTATCTTCTGTATCTTTTGTTTCTTCTGTTTTAGTAGTTTTTTCATCTGTATCATTTTCTACTTTTTCATCAGAAACTTTATATAAATGTCCATATATTCTTAACAATTGCTCTGATTCTTTTTCAGTTGTTTCAAATATATCTCATTTTTTAATATCTTTTTTTCAATCTATTGTAAGTACTCTTGTATCATCTTCTCCAATATATTGAAGTGCTATTTTCTTTTCTACATATAATCACATTGTTTTTCTATTAGTAGTTAAAAGTAAACCAACAGGGATACATATAGTACCCCTGTCAGTATATATGCTATAATGTTACATTAATTCAAGCTGCAACAGTATTTCCTAATCAAGCTGCGTTATTTGCAATAGCAAATCCAAATTCGAATGTTGCTACCAAATCAACTCACTTTCCAGGAACTTTAAATACATCTATTTCCAAAGGTTGTCCAAATCAGTATTGAACAGCAGGTTTATAGATAAGTCCAAAACTTCCTGTTGTATTATTTCAAGCTGTTGTAGAAACAGTTCCATCAGATTTAGCTTTTGCAGGTCGGTCTCTTGCTGAAATAATATCTATTCCAAATACCTTTGCCAAAACTCCTGTTCTGATAGTTGCGTCTGGTCCAAATTTCTCAACAGTTAATACTTCTGATAACAAGATTGATTTGTTATATACATTTGCTGGCATTACGAACAACAAATTATCCAAATCAGACTGATATCATTCTCCTAATTGAGATAATACATCTATGAAATCTCCACTTGTAAGACTTCCAACAGAAACAGTTTGAGAATTATTAATAGCCAATTCTCTGATTCCGTGGTCGTTTTGTAAGTAGTAAATTCAAGTTGTTGGTGCAGCGTCTACCAAGTTAACATTTCCTGTTGCACCTGTTTCAGCGTCTCCGTTGATTATTACAGCGTCAATTGTTCTTGCAGCTGCTCTATTTATTCTTTCTCTAATAATAGCTTCAAGATTTTCTGGAGCAAAATTTAGTTCTCTCTTTGAGATAGAAACAGTCTGGATATATTGTCCTTGAACGATAGTAACTTCGTCTGTTGCAGGTCAATGATTAGCAGGAGTGATAAATCATCCTTGTCCTGTTGTCCATTCTGTGTTTCCACCAAACATATTAGCTTCTCATATTACAGGAACTTTTGCACTGATAGGCATATTGCTTCCGTGATTTCCTGGTAATAGAGGCAATAATTTAGAATACTCTGGAACTAAATCAAGTAAAGGGTCCATTAATACGTTTGTAGGTATTAATTCTTTTCAGAAGTTTGTATTTGTTGTGTGCATAACTTCGTTTGCTTTTGTGTCTTCTACAACTTCTGATTTAATAGATTCAATGTATTCAGCTTCATTGAAATCTTTGTCCATCAATTTTTTTGATTGAACGATTAAGTCTAATACTTTCTTGTGCATTTTTCTAATAAATAAATGAATAAAAGATTTTAAGAATTAAATTTCTTAACATAATCTGCTACTTTTGAATAAGCAGAACTTTGTTTTTTAACTTGTGGCTTTTGATAAGCAAAACCACTTTTTAATGCTGTGTTGCTTAATACATTATCCATATCAGCAATAACATCAGCACAAGCAGATAAAGCCTTTTGAGTATTTGCTAATTCTTCTTTAAGATTAGCAATTTCCTCATCTTTCTTTACCATTAATCATTTAACTTCTTCCAAAACACTCTCCTTTATAGATTTTGTTTCAGATAAGATAAATGTTTCAATTGATTTCCTTGACATTTCTTTCAGATTTAAACCTTTGTCAACTTTTTCGTCTGTTGTAGTTTCAACAACATTTTCAGACTCTTGGTCTTCTGTTTGATTGTCAGCTCAATCATTTATTTCAGTCTCTTCAACTGTATTTTCTGTATCTTCCTTATTCTCACAATCTTCACATTTTGTTTCTTCAACCATTTCTTCTCATTCATTATTATTTGTTCACTCTTCAACTTCTTCATTTGAATTTGAATTTTCTTCAACGGTCTCAATAGGAGTTTCTTCAATATTTTCTTCAACTTCTTTTACTTCTTCCTCGCTATCTTCAACTTTTTCTTCTTCAACCTTTTCTTCAACTGTCTCATCTTTATTTTCATCAATTATTTCATTCATTTGTTCAACAGTTGTTTCACATTCTTTTACTTCTTCTTGTCATTCTTTTGATTCAATAACATCTTTTTCTTCTTCCACAACTTCTTCTGTATTTTCTTCTTCATTGATTGTTGTAATTTCTCATTCATTAGTATCTGTTGCTTCTCATTCTTCTTCACAAACTCAAGCTGTTTCAACTTCTTGTGTTTCTTCTTCTGCTTCTTCCTTTTCAAAACAATCAGACATTGATTTCATTAAAGCATAAGGATTCATTGGAACACTAACGATAGAAATTTCATATAATTCCAATTCTTTGATAACAAAATCACTTCAAGCGTATTCTCAATCAGAATTATAAATATCTCTATCTTCATAATCTTTTACTCTATATCCAATAGAGAAACTTCTTAATACACCATTTACTAATTTACTAAATACTCAATCTTCGTTTTCAGTAATTTTAGCTTTGATGTATAAACCATTTTCATCAATTTTTGCGTCCTCAACAATTCAAATAGGTTTATCCATATCGTGTTGTAATAATACAATAGGATTTAACATATACATTGATAACGCATTCTTAAATGCTTCTGGTTCAACAATATCGCTTCATCTATCTTTATCTTTGGTAGAAGCATATCATTCAACCTCAACTCCTTTCAATACTCACTCATCATCAAGCAATTCTTTTACAGACTTTGCTTTCCAAGTGATTTGAAAAGAACTTTTGTCCTTTACTAATTTAAACTTTTTCTTCATCTGACATATTTAATAGTTAAAACTTAATCATCTACTTTATATTCCATAGTGCAACGACAATTCACTCACTCTGGACATATTAATTGTCATACAGCAGGATACATATAATCTAAATCAACTCGTCATTCTAATTCACATTCCATATGTGCAGGTCTTACTCTATCATCATCTACTGTCTGCCATTTCTTCTTCATTTGTACTCATACACTTTGTAATTGTTTAACAGGTTGATAACTTCAATATTCATAAGCCTTTCATATCTCTGTTGTTGCAATTGTTCTTGCTCTTGCTTTTCAAAATAATTTATCACTTATTTCATTAATTTGTCTCGCTACTTCTTGTACTCATAAGTTATTATCATATCAATTCTTTATTATCTCTATTATTTTCCGTTTCGTTGTATAACTTATTGCTCATTTGTAATTACTTAAATTCAACTCTCACCATAATTTCGCATAATCACTTCAAGTATCTGGATAGTATGTAAATCAATTTGATAATAAAGCTGTTTCAAATAATCTGTACCTTTTCTTATATCATTTCATTACTGTCTTATCTAATTGTGGCTCAATTTCTTCTATCATATCTTCTAATCACATTTCTGCTCGAAATCACTGTAATTGTTCTGTTTGTCATTCTACATATTGCCGTGATTTCTTATTTCTATATAAGTCAACATTAGCATTTAATAACTCATTATAACATAACTCAACATTGTATACATAATTCTCATATAAATCTTTCAAATTATCCATTAAGAATTGATACTGCTTTTTGAATGATTTTTGACATATTGTATATACTTTTGTTTCGTTTGTTAATATTCTTCTATGATTTAAAGGTAAACTCATTGTTTTTATTCTCCACCATATAAACTTGCGTCTAATGCAATATCTTCTAATAATACATTATTCCTTGATATTATATGTTTATTACAATTCTCTTCTTCACTTGGCTCTAATCATCTATCTATTCTTACTTCATTTATTGTTAATATTCATTTTTCAACATCTGCTCTTTGTCAATTATACCATTCTTGTGTTTCTTCTAATTGCTCTCAATCACATTTTAACCAATAATTTTTATATATTTCTGGTACAAATTTATCTAATAATACATTGATTATATTCTCAAAATCTTCTTCAAATGGTTTAATAGTTCATTCAAGGAACTCTTTTTTCATCTCTCTACCATTGCTATAATTAACATCTTCTATATATCATAGTATTGACTTTGGTACTCCAAATACAGCACTTATCTTTTCAACTGTCATCTTCCTTTGATTAATAAATTCCATATCTCTTGGAGTTATACTTATAGTCTTTACTTCCTTTATTCATCAACCAATTAACATTTTGTGAGCATTTTCACTTCATCTGAATTGTATATCAAATTGCTCTTTCGCTATCTTTATTTCATTTTCTGTCATATCATCATTTAATATCAATATGCTATTTGGTATACTATTATTTTCATATAATGCGTAATTAGTTTTCATTGCTTCTAAATCACACAATCAATCATATACTACTCAATATAATAATCACATACCATTTACTTCATAATTTACATCACTCTCAAATTTAAAATACGCAAGTTCATCAGGTTTATATATTTTAGCTTGTGCTGTTTTAGGATTCGTAACTAAAAATCTTGTTATATTTCCATATTCATCTGTATCTTTTAATACTAATCTACTATCTAACACTTGAAATCAATATATTTCTCATTTTAGATTATATATAGGTATAATGTATAATTCTCAACTTAAAAAGTAATTTCTATATAAATCTGTTTTAAATTTCAAAAAAGTAGGAGTCTTAAATAATTCATAAACTTCATCTGTTAATACTTGGTCGTCTACAATATTTTTTTGATTATCTACTAAATATAAACCGTTCCTACTTACTGCTTTTGCTATTTTACTTATAGCTTGTCTTATATCACCATTCATTTTATATAAATCATAAAATGTCTGTAATGATATTGTATAACTTCAATTTATTAATCAAGAAAATACTGAACTCATACCTCATCAGTTCAATGTTCAAACATATCATTTCTTTTTCATAGACAATTCTTTATTATTCGTGTTAACAATTTTTAACGAAATATCTTTCCCAAATATTTTCATATATTATTTTTAGTACTAAATCTGTTTATACTATAATCATTTTTAATAAAATGCAAGTAAAAATAAAAAAAATACCAACTTTTTCAAGTCAGTATCTTTTCAATGCAATAGTGTTCATTAAACTTATAACAATTTACTATTCTTTTTCAACCCTATTTATTTCTATTTTTGGCAATCTTTCAATATCAAAAGTTTCCAAAATTAATGCGTCTAATTCTTCATCAGTAATATCTAATTCTTCTGGAGCATTCATTGGTATTTCTGCTTTCTCAATTCAAGTAGCAACTATCTTTTGCCACTCTCTATACCATTTAACACAACTGATAAATTTTTCTCTTAATCAATTTGCTTGTACTATCATACTTTTCATTTGTGAAACAACACCTGCTATGTTATTTAATTGGTCTGGAACATTTACAGTTGTTTCTAAATGCCTTGTTTCTTCTAATTTAAAAGAAGTTTCATCAATCTTTGTATAAATTTTTTCTCATACTTCTGTCATTTTTATATATATTTAATAAGTAAAAATTATTTATCATATGTTATAGCTTTTACACAAAACATACAAGCCTCTTCTAATTTTGATATAGCAATACTACATAATCTTCATTGGTCCTGGCTTTCCGTATCTCTCCTTAATCAATCCATTTGATTAATTAATTCAGCAAAATTCGCTCTTAATACATCTTCAAAAGAATTTTCATTTTCTGTTCTTGTCCTTATCTCCTCTATGTTTTCAGGAGTGTTTTGTTTGTTATAAACCATTCTAAATCATAAATTTAATTCTCACATTTTAATATATTTAATAAATAAAAATTATCTTATCTCCATACTTGGTAATATTGCACTTGGCTTGAATATTACTTTATAATGGTCTGTATCCACAAAACTATCATCTATCTGTTCTACAATATATGTAACATTATCTGATAATCATAAGAAATGTTTTTTATATCAACTACCGTCTCTACATACTACTCGTATTTCATTTGGAGTATAACTATCTCATCATCATAAAGAACAATATCACTCTATATCAAGTATGTATTCATTTGTAATACCATTATAAAATACAACTCTACGAGGAATTTCAAAATAATCAGACTTTTTTGATAAATTGTGTGAAGCAATTTCTGCGTCTGTACATCAAGCAACAAATATCATTCATAAACATAATACAGACAATAAAATAAATGTAAATTTTTTCATTTCTTATTTTTTAGTAATTAAAACTAATCAACAATATCTCAATCTTCTACTCATAGTTTATCCTTTTTTTCTTCAATAAATTTCCAAAAATCAAATAATGATTGTTCAGTTATAGGTTTTACTTCGTCTCAATATCAAACTCATTGGTGCAAAAATTCTAATATTAAACTTTCACAAGCTAATAAATCTAAGGCTTCACTTTTTTGGATATTCCAATTTCATCTTTGTCCAATAGGTTTTTTTAAATTCATTTTGTTTATATAGCAGATATAAAGAATTTACTTTTTGTATCCATAAGAGAAAAGATAAGGGAGTCTACCATATCATCAAACTCTCCATTAGGCATTTGTAATAATTCATCAACTAATTCACGAGTTTTATCTGGATAAAAGTAAACTAATCAATCTTCAAATAAACTTTGCTTCTCTAATAATCTCGTAACCTTATCTCTACTTGTTTTTGTTTCCGTTACTGCCATTCACATATCACTAAATATAGTTTTTAATACTGCTTGATATGCAACAGTTTCTACAATAACTCTATCTGCTCTGTATTTATCATATAAAGATTTTACAACATATCAAGCTCTTTTTATGTTCTTTTCATTTCACTCTAATCAAATACTTTCTAATATGTATCTTTTTTTTCAATCAAATCAGCATACTGTAATAGCAAATCTATCTGTTCATTCTTTCTCACTAATAGCAGGGTCTACTCATATCTGTATCCTATCAAATCAATAATTAATACAATCATTATCATATCTTATCATATCTCTTGTAATTATGTTTCATCATTTTGAATAAGGTACTAATAAATAGTTCTGTCAAAATGATATACTTCACAATCTTCTTTTTTCTGTTTCTAACGATGTATATTTCTTATTACTATCAATTATTCATTTATTTAATTTTTCTGCTTCTTCATCTGTTTCCACAAATCTATCCCAAACTATTTTTCAATTATCATATATTGGTAAGATTATTGTTTCTCGGTTTTTATCATTTTTAATATGTTCTTCAAACCTTGGTACTAATCAATCGTCATAAATAGTATTTCATAAAAATATTAATTGTGTACTTCAAGTAGTTCATCATAATACTTCATTTAATAAAAATTCAAATCATTTATCAATATTTTTTTTACTTATACAACTATTTATTGTGTCAACATCATCTAATATTAATAAATCAGGTCTATATTTTCAATCACTTGCTGTATAGTTTTTTCACCTTGGACTTGTTCATAAAGACATTGCCCTGACATAACATTCATTTTCCGTTATAAATTTATTTAATCTTTTTTGCTTTTTGGTTGTATGTTTTATATTTTCATCTCTATAATAAAGATTTCAAAAATCTCTTATAAATCTTTCTCAACTATCTCATTCTCATATAAGTGAATTAGCAATGTATGTTAAATTTTCCTCTGCACTTTCTATTGTCTGTGAATACCACATTATATTTCTTCTTTTCCTATATGCTATACAATAATTCACATACATTTGTGCAATAGTAGTTTTAGCACTTCACCTAAATCATTTAAAATATACATTTTTTCAACTCTCTAATGCTTTATAATATTTTAACAAACAATCAGGCGTATCAAAAGAATAATACTCATTGAAATAATAATTACAATATTTGTAAAAATCTCTTTCAAAGTATGCTTTTCTAAATGGTTTCTCTTTCATTTTTTCAGTTAGATTTATTTCCATTTTTATTTCCGAATATTTTTTCTAAAAGTAATTCATCTTCTTCTGATAATTCTTCTGTATTAGTATTATGATTTTCATTTTTTGTAATTTTAGTTGGCTCTCATAATTCCGTTTTAATTGTTCATAATCATCTTACTAAATCTTTCATAGACATTAATTCATCTTCTGTAATTTGTTTAGCAATTTTAATTAAAGCATTTTTCTTTGCTTTTTTTAGAAATTCTACTGTTAGTTCCAAAGACTTTGCTTGTTTTTGTGCATTCATTTCTAATGCCTTTTCTACAATTTTCTTTTTATATTCAACCTTTTCTTTAGCTCGACCTTTTGTATTTTTTAATATATTTCAATTCTTTCAATTGCTTCATTTATACTCAAAAAAAGCTTGAACTTCATCAAAATCACTTTGAAAAAATTCAAGCTTTAATGCATTAAAATCATATTTTTTTATTCACATTTTTATTTATTAGATTGTAAAGGTTTATATTTGAATGAATAGACCATACGATTTGAAGCGTCAGTTTTGTTCATTCTCTTTCATATATCTGTTTTTAGACTTTGTGACGTTCACTTTCAGAAACGTGTACATATTCGATTTGGTCTTTTCTTTAATCAATATACTAACGCAAATTGACTTGTAGTAATTCAAACATCATATCACTTTTTATAATATCTATCACAAACTCTTTCAAGAAACTTTATTCAAATTCATAGTCATTGATAATCAGGTCTTATTACTAATCTGTGTATTTTTTTTATTTTTTTGTTTCTTGGGTGTGGAAAGTGTATAACAGAACAATATCATATTGGCTCTTTTCATAAATCTAATACTCGTATGTCATTTGATGATATAGACTTTGTGTGTTCATAACTTAAATAATGATATTTTCTAAATAAATCTCGTTCTTTAATTGTTCAGTTTCTCAATCACAATATAATTGACGGTCTTTTGTACTTGGCGACATCATTCCCTTCATAAAAGTAAAATCTTTTGTATCAAATATTCGGTCTGGCTCTAATCGGTCCAATACATCATAATGACAAGTCACAGCTATAAATTTCTTATTTTCTTTTCTTATATTCTTTTGTATTGCATAACTTGATATTTGAGCAACTGTTCTATCAACAACCGAAGTATATTCATCAAATATTATAATATCTTTCTTACTTAATAAAGCTTTTACTAAATCAACACGCATTTTTTCTCAATTACTTAATACGCCGTAGGGCTTTAGCCAACTTTTAGGTGTGTTAAATCAAACTTTATTAAATAAATTGATAATTTCATTTATTTCTCATTCTAATTCATCAATTATAGCGTTGTTTCAGTATTCAAGATTTATAAAATTGTCTCAAAATAGATTTCTTGCTATTGTAGTCTTACCAGTTCAACTCGGTCAAACGATTACTCAAATATTTCGATTTTTTCACTCAATATCAATTTTTCACTTAAAAACTTCTTCTATTATCTCTCACTCAATATCAAATTTTCATTTAACATACTGGCTTTTAAATGTCTTTGGAATTGCCGATGTTTTTTTAATGTTAAATTCCATTTATATTATTTTAATATCTTTAAAACCTCACATTTCATTTAATGTATCATACATTACTTGCTGTTCTTCTTCTGTCTGAAATTTTAACAATATAGAAAATTCTTGTCAGATTTTATCAGACAAATCTTTTCCCCCATTTTCTTCATCTAAATCATCAATAAAAACATTTCAAAATAAATCATCTACACTTAAATCAATATCTCAAATACTCAAATCTTCTAAATCATCTAATTCTATTTTTAAATTTTCCATATTCCATTCTGATTCATTTAACTTATTATCAAGTATCCTTAATTTCTTAACCTGTGTAGGTGTTAAATCTTCTAATTTTACCACAGGGACTTCTTTCATTCAAAGTTTTTTTGCAGCCTCCAATCTTCCGTGTCAAATAATTACAACATTATCTTTATCAATAACAATTCTTTGTGTAAAGCCGAATTCCTTAATAGAATTTGCAATACGATTAATTTGAGTTTCATCGTGTTCTTTATTATTAAATTCGTATGGAATTAATTCATTAATATCCATCATAAATTCTTTTCCTAATTCTGTCATTTGTATTTATTCTTAATATAAAAATAAATTATATTTTTCTTTCTAATTTCCTAAAATCATAATTTGTAATAACTTTTTGAATTTTAAATACTGAACGTAGTCAAATACTTCATCTTTTTTTTGCTACATACCAAGTATTCTCACTTAATCAACATTTTTTCATAAAATCTTTAATTGTTAATCAATGAGTATAACAATAATTATCTATAACGCTATCAAATTCGTTATTTATTATAAAACTTTTAAACTTCTTTTTCATTTTTATAAATATTAATTAAATATAAATTATATATATTCTTATTTTTGTATTTTTCAAGTTTTTTTTGTTAAATATTTAATTAAAATAATGGTGTTTGTTTTATTGTATCTTTATTTGTAATTTCTTTATCTATATTTTCTTTTATTACATTAATATCTTCATTATTATTTAAATCTAATTCATATATCATTCAATAACTACATCTTCGTCATTCTGAATATTCATTTGTTAATGTATTTCCCACTATAAACTCTCAAGCTCATCAATACCAAAAGCAATTCAATAATGCCATCATTACACATCTCCTATCTAAATCTACTCAATATAATCTACATTGTGGATTTTTCTTTAATGCTCATAATAGTAATGTTCAACTACCACAAGCACAATCATATACTGTTTCTCATTCTCGTAAAGATTTTGTATCTACTATTTGTGCCATCATATCTGCTATATGTGGTGGTGTAAAGAATTGTCCATTTTCTCACAATGATACAAACTTCATATACATATCTCATAATATATCTAATTTTTCTTTATGATGTTCTTGCATAAGATTTACTAAATCTGCTAACATTTGTGCAGGAATATTTTTATCTTTCCATAAATTAATAAGTTTTAAATATTTTTCTTCTCTTTCTTTTCGCCTTTGTGTATTTTTTATAAATGGATTAGCATTTACTATTGAGATAACTACTATTTCAAGCCAAGTTTCAAACGCTTTACTCATACTTATTCATTCTCATTGACTTGCTAATAGTCATCTCTCAAATGGTTTATTGCTATTTGGTGTCCGTTTTACTCACATTCTGTTTTTTGTAAATAAATCTCTACTTCATCCATAAATTGCTTTAGACTATGTCGTGCTTGTTTATCATCTGGATTTATTAAATAGTGTTGTACAGATTTCATTTTCCTTTTGAGTTTTCCAGTGATAGATATTCAATACATATCTCAAAATTCTTTATAAATTCATCTTTTGAATTTATTTTTATCTATATAGTTCATCCAACTTGTCTCCCAAAATTGTCTATCGTGTTTATTTGCTCGTAGCATATTGGCTTTTATAAGTTAAAAGGGTATTCAAATCTTTTACATATAGTAATCTATATTCATCTCAACTTTTTTTCCATTTATCATATTTCTCTTTTTCTGTACCAGTTCAATAAATAAGATAGTTTCTCCATCAACACAATTCAAATAAATGTTGTTTTGGATTAAGTGGCGTTTCTCATTGTTGAATATAGGTCGCTATCTGCTCATTTATTCGCTTTAATGCTTCAATATATTTATTTTTCATTGTTATTTACTTATTGAATTACAAGTGGCTAATTTCCCAAAAGCCAATATTGTATTTTTGTATTCACATAACTTTGTTTCTGCTCTTTTGATATGTTCTTGATAATGTTCTTTATCTTTTCTTCGTTTCTCCAAATTCTCACAATAATTTTTCTGTTTTTTATCAAATTCCTTTGTCCTTTTTTTTAGTCTTTCATTCTTTTCATCGTATTTCTGCTTTACAAGGAATAGTCAACTTCATATAGCTGTATCTATTGGTTGTCAGTCCATTCTACAAGCTATTACTTGTCCAGCTAAAACATCAAATTGAAAATTAAAAAAGTCTAATGTCTGTTGTGGTGTTGTATAAATAATTTCTTCCATCTTGTTTTGTTATTAATTAAAATAAATTTGGAGATGGTATGGCGACTACCACACACTGCTTGTCCATCTTTCTCTTGTACTTTGATACTTGAATAGTGCTACATCTCCATTTTATAAACTAATTTACTATAATTTATTTTTTTATTTTTTTTAGATACTCTTTTATACAACTAAACCAATACAAAATTGCTTTTTCATATCGTTCTTGATTATATTTTACAGATTTTTTATTATTTCGTATTTCTTCTTCAACTTTTTCTCAATATCTATTCAACATATATTTATGATAATTCCTATAATTTCATCAATATATTACATTACATTTATAACATTGTGGATGACAATTATCTTCACTATATCTATACATCATATCTCATCTGCTTTTATAATGTCAATTTTGTATTTCTCTCCGTGAATATATCTTACCACAAGTACAACATATACAATTTCATCTTGTATCACAATTTTTCAATCTAATATATTGTGAAAAAACTCTATCTGCTAATTCTTTCCAACTTTTTCATTTATACAATTTAAATATTTCTTTCCATATACTTAAATCATTAGCATATTCTTGTATAAATAAATCTGCTGCTTTTTTTGTTTTGAAATATTGTTTACTTAATTTTAATGTACTCTTACTATTTTTTATTCATTTTGTCATTTTGTTATTTCTGATAAATCTAAATGATTTTTCAAATACTCTTTTAATAATCTTTCACACTCTTCTTGTGTTTTTTTATTACCAAACGTTAAATATCGTTTTCACATATTATCTACTGCTTTGTAAGGGTCTATATCACTCAAAAATCAACAAGTTCAATCTATACTAAATCGGCTATCTCAACTAACTCGGCTATCTAATTTCATATTATTCTGCTTTAAAATTATAAATAGGTTTTATATGCTCTTTAATAACACATACTTCTTCAATTATATCTTTTATATCATTAATATTTTTATAAGCCATAGGACTTTCGTCTAATGTTCATTCAGATATACAGGAAGACCATATTCATTCCATAGACTTTTTGTAATCATCTATATTTATTGTTTCTCTTGCTTTATTCCTTGACATTAATCTACCTGCTCAATGTGGCAAACTATTATTCCACTTTCATTTCATATCATCTTTCCTTGATACAATAAATGCTCAATCTCTCATATTAATAGGTATTAAACATTCTTCATCATTTTTAATAGCTCATTTTCTAATAATCATTTCATCTGTATCTATATAATTATGTATTGTATGTTTTATTTTTAATCATTCTGGTAATACTCAAAAATAATTTAATATCTGTGTCACCATAACTTCTCTATTAAATTGTGCATATAATTTACAAATATTAGCGTCGTGTATATAGTCTTCCATATCTTTTCATTCTAAAAATGCTACATCTTTATTTCTTTCAACATATTCTTGATTCAAACTATGGAATAATTTAATATATTTTTGTATCTCCTTTTCTCTACCTGATTCTTTTAAATGTTGTATCATTTCATTTTTTGTTCTTCAATTTATTCTTACATTTTTTTTCATATTTTCTAATGCTAAATCTTGATAATATTCACATATCTGCTTTCATAAATATCTACTTCAAGAATGTACTACAAGATAATATTCATTTTCTCAACATTTATCTATCTCTATAAAATGATTTCATCATCATAATGTTCATACTGATTTTTCAGCTCTATCTAAATCTACCCTTTTACATTTTAACTTATCTAACAAATCATAATTTATAATTCATAATGAAGTGAATTGAAAATACTCACCACTTTTTAATCAATACCTTTCATCTCTTATATCGAATCAACTTGGTATATGTTCTCTTATAAATTTATCTAATTCTTCAAAATTTATATCTCAAAAATAACTAAATTTTGCATAAGCCATTCAGCAACCAATATCAACTCATACCAAATTTGGTACAATCTTATCTTTAATAGTAGATGTAAATCATATTACACAACCTTTTCAACTATGTGCGTCTGGCATAATCTCTATATTACATCAGTCCATTCATATACAATTCGTTATATTATCTATCTGCTGTAATGCTTCTTCTTCTATTACTTTACAATGTATATTTGCAGTAGCATATTTTCATTTAATTTCCATTTCTTGTTTTTTAATATAAATCGGAGAGTGTAAGATTCGAACTTACGATACGGCTTTCCATCCGTATGCTTGTTTAGCAAACAAGTGCATTCAACCACTCTGCCAACTCTCCATTTTAAGTGCTAATATAATCAATAAACTTTGGGACACTATGATTTGAACATAGATTAACAGGTCCAAAGCCTGCTGTCCTACCATTAGACGACATCCCATTAATTAGGAGATGTTAGACTTGAACTAACGACCTACTGTATATCAGACAGTTGCTCTACCCATCTGAGCTAATCTCCTATTTAATTCGTACTAGGTAGGACTTGAACCTACAACCCACGGATTAACAGTCCGTTGCTCTAACCAATTGAGCTACTAGCACATTTCAGGGAGACAGGACTCGAACCTGCAAACCACGCCAGTCCAAGTGGCGCATTCTACCATTTGAAATACTCCCTGATATGATAGACGATATTAAATCATCTATCAAAATGAGTTTTGTCTTGCTTATATTTTTTATCAATAAGCTTTTATTCACTTGCTAAACCAAATACTGCTAATAACATTAAACATACACAAATTCATACAATAATATTCAACCATTTTGGTCGGTTTTTTCATCAACCAAAACATTTAATAGCTCACATAATTTGTCATACAATAACAATTAATCATAATATTAACATTTCTTATTTTTTAATAGATAAAAATTATCCTAATAATCAATTTTTTCTAAACAAAGCATTTATCTCTGAACTTTCTCTTTTTGACTTATCAACATATTCATCACTATACTGTCATTTCCTTGCATACTCATTTAATATCTGTCAAAGTTCTTCTAATAATAAACCTAATTTTTCTAAATCTTTTTTGCTAAAACTTTTCTCTTCCATTTTTATACTTATATTTTAAAACTTATATTTACAATATACATTGTAATAAAATTTTTTCAAAAATCAAGTCTTTTTTAGTATTTTTTTATTTTGTTTTTAGTGTATCACTTTCCCATACAGAAATTTTTAAAATTTATATTATAATCTTTACCAGGAGTAGAGTTCAAATCATATCGTTCCATTAAATCATCATATTTCACATCATAATACAATGCTGTATACATAGTATCAATATTAAAAAATAAATCATTAACATATACAACCATAGGAAGTTCACCTTTATTATCTCATATAAACCACCATTCTGCCTCTCGTCAAAAATATTTTCAAACAAAATCAATTGCCATAATTGTCAATTTTGTATGAATAATATCTAAATTTTCTAAATATAATTTTCTACTTAATTTGCTCATTAGAATATGTAAGTAAGTAAAAATTTTAATAATGCTATAAATCAGCATAACATACATAAGATAGTTAACAATATAATTATCCATATAAAAACTCTACCACATCAGATAAATTTCTTTTCTCAATAATCACGAATAATCTTTTCTTTTTCTTTTTGGTCTTGAACCTGTTCTAATTCTTTTTTTAAATCTTTAATACTCATTTTTTTTATGATTAATTTATAAAAATACTTAATGAAATTGTATCTTTTTTGATAAACACTAATTAATAACTAACAAAATTCAAAAAAGATAAGTTTTCATTATTCTTTATCATCTATACAAATGTATAAATCTTTAACATCATCATATTCAAACTTTCAATAAGCAAATCATATCATTCAATCTTTATCCTTAAATCTTCAATACATTCAATCCATTCATAAAAATTCATAAAAATTTTCTCAATCAAATGATACTTTTGCTCATTTTGGTAATTCATAAGCATTTAATACTTTTTTATTCATCTCAATCTAATAATTTGTTAAAATCTTTCATTTCTTTTCTTCTTTCTTTTTCTAAATCTTCTGTAAATTGTAAATATGAATCTTGCAATAATTTATCAACTCAATTTGTCTGTACTATTGTACTTTCAAGCCTTCTAACTTTACGCTTCTCTGTGTGATATTTAAAATGTAATCTACAATATTTATACCATAATTTAATAAACTCTATTGCTAATCGTTTCATTGTGTTATTTGTTAAATTATAAATCATAAACAATTTTTAAACAACTTTCATATATATAGTTATTTTCTAATCTATACATTTCTCAATCACCATTTAATGCTATGTAAAGATTATTAATATTTACTCAATTATTATCTTTCACAATCATATATACTTTATATCAATCACATCTGATAAATTCTCAATATAAAGGTAAATCATCTATTTTTATTTCGTCCCAATAACAATGTCAAATAAGATAGTTATTTGCTAATACTCTATCAGTAGATTCTGTTATACTACAAAAATCTCTATCTTTATAATCTTTATCTTCATCTTCTCCTGCTATTGTAAAATCATCTTCAATATTATCTTTTTCAATAGTAGGTGCATAATTTTCATCTATAAAATTAATAACAGAATTTCACCAATATCAAATCAATTTATTATTTTCTGAAATTTTATTATCTATATTTAAATCTTTAATAGAATTACGTATATTTATAATTCAAATTCATAAAACAATTCACCATAATTGAATTAGAATTATTATCCATAATCAAGTCTTTTTCCTAATCATTATCATATATTAAAAGATAAAAATATTAAAAATCCTAATAAACCAAGCCAAAATATAAGTTTTACAGTGTCTGATAAGCATAAGAATATATCTGTTGGACTTGTATCATAATCTTTTGCTAATCTATAAAACACCAAACTAAATACAAAAATAAACATTATTGAAACTATCCATACTGTTTTCATATATCAATGTCTTATCCAATAACATATCATTCAATAGCATAATAATAAAGAAAAATATAGTATTGCTATAACAAACATATATAACATAAATACTCCTAATTTTTCATATCGTTTCATTACTATATCTTTATAAACTAAAACATATCTTCATCATATTCTCTACTTATTCATTCACTATCTCGATGATTTATTATGTTTGTTAATCTTATATATTCATCAACCGTCTTTTCATCTCATAATTGATTATTTTTACATCGTTCACATTTGTTAAAAATAATATCCCAATAATCTACATTACTTCGTGATTTTTTATTTTCCATTATATTTTATTATAAATTAAAACTATTCTTTTTTTAACTTATTTATTAATTTTCTAAGGTCTTCTATATATAAATCTTTTGCCTCTATTATTATTTTTAAATTTGCTATCCTTTTATATAATTCATCTATTTCATTTTCCATATCTTTTATGGTCTTTTTGCGATACTCTTTATTATTTTCTAATATTTCTTCTCTGTTCATCTTGTAATAGTCTTGTCTGTATCTGTTATTATATTTCTCGTTTCACATATTATTACTAAATTTATAAATTATTTTTGGAGTGAGTTCCAAATATTATCAACTATTTTTGGAACTCCATCATAACCTTTTAGCCTCTCTTTTCCAAAAGTCTATCTCATCCATAAGTCAATGGCATTCTCATATCTCATTTTTTAGTTCTTTATTTTCTTCCCATAATTCTCTATTTCTTTCTTTCAGTCTTTCATTCGTTTCTATAAGTAATTGTATATCATATTTTAGTCCTTTGTTTTCTTTTCTAAGCAACTTAATTTCTTGTCTATTTTTTTTCTGATAGTTATTTGACATCATATCCATTTTATCTTTATGCTTTTGATAGTATTCCTTGTAATAGTCTTTTCTCTTTTGATATCTTATTCTATATTCAGCCTTTTTGTCTTCCATCTCTATATATTATAAACTAAAACTACTCAACCCCTTTTGTTAATTCTTTATGTGCTTTTAATATACAACTAACATCTCTTTCTAAGTTATCATATTCATCAATTAGTTTATCTATAACATCAGTATCACTTATTCCGTTTTCTTTTGCTAAACCTCTTATAGCCATTGCTGCACCATAAATTAAATACTCTCAATAATTACTTCTATAAAGTTCTGATGCAATTTGTTCTTTGGTTAAATTCATTTTAATATTTTAATTAAATAAAAACTATTGCAATTAAAACTTATCATTTATAAATTGTTCTATTTTACTATTTTCTTCATCTTTTTTTAATACTGCACATCTTAATAAGTCTATCCATTCACTTCTTCCTTTTCAAAATTCTGGTAATTTTATTCAAGGTCGCATATCTCTTGCTATTGCTATTATTTTTTGGTCAAGTCATCATTCAATTATATGTATTCAACCTTTACTATCTCTCTTTAAATACCCTTGCTTTTCTAATTTTATTATATGACTATAAACTACACTTGGCACAAGTCATAAGTCTTTACTTGCTTGTGTATAAGTCGGTTGCTTATCTTCCCTATCAAACTTTCTATAATAGTCATAAACTATTCTTTGTTTGTCTGTCATTGTCATTTCATATATATTATAGATATAAAATTCTAATCAATCTCATCTTCATCTTCATCTTCATCTTCATCTTCATCTTCTTCTTCTATATTATCAGTTATGCTTTCCAAATATATCTTATATGCTATATTTAATACCCAATCTGTGACATCTTCTTTTTTAACTATCTGTCATCTCTTGTTCTTGATAACAGCATATATTCTATTCGTTAATTCTGAATATCACATAGTTAATTCATATTTATCCATCTCATATATATATTATAAATATAAAAGTCTGATTAGTTTCAATTCAATATATCTAAACATTCTTTTATGTTTTTATCTCATCATTTTGTATTTATTATTGCATTGCAATCTTGTTTTTTTATCCAATTAAAAGCTTTATTTAAGGCATCTCTTTCGTGGAAATTATTTAAAAATCAAAATTCTTCACTATGGCATATTCATATAATACATATAAGTCTATAAAATCAAATTTTATATTTCTTCCTTGATATATAAATATTATAATCCTTTTTATCTAATTTTCGTTTCATACCTTTATATTACTAAGTAAAAATTCTTCAAGCTCACTCTCATCTTTCAAGGCACTTTCTATCAAATAGTATTCATAATCTCATTCATCCCAATATTCAGCTTTCATATTATACTTCGTATATCATTCCCAATATTCTTTTTTATATTGGTTATATCAGTTCTCACATACAAATTGCCATAATCAACTTTCTTTGCTTGTTAATTCTCTAAAAGTTCATCATCGTTTTGTGCATCAACCTTTACTTCATCTAACCCATACAATATCTTCTTTAAAATTGTTTTTACTAACATACATATCTTTTATATTATTTTCTCATCGTGGTTTCCACCCTTTATCTATTAGTTTATTTAGTAATTCTTCTAATGTCATTTTATTTTCAAACTAATAATATAAATAACATAGCTGGCACATAAAAATTAAAAAGCATATATCACATACAAAACCATCAGTCCTGTGCTCGTTTATATTTCTTTTGTAATTTCACTCATACTTGAAATAAAATAGTAGCTACAAAAACTACAATAATAAGTTGCCATCGGTATGTGGTAATAAACTCTAATAGTTCCATTCTATTTTAAATAACTAATTAAATCATCAATAGGTGTATCTGATATAGATAACAACATTACTATCCTATTTGCTACTCATCAAAAAAATCAAATTTCCTCAAATTTTTTTGGTAATTTAAATAAATCTATCATATTTTTGTCTACTAATCGTTTTATAAATCAAAATCTTTTACTTATTATACGCTCGTTAACAAAACATTCTGTTCCATCTCATCGACATATAAAGCAACTACAATTTCAATTACTATCGTCGTATTCGTCTATCCAAAAAGTATCTATTCAATTATACTTGTTTAATAATTTAACTAATTTTTCCATTTTTAATATATAACACCAAATAAAATACGTATAAGCAATAATACAAGCCATACCCAAAAAGCTCGGCTATGTCAACAAGCATTCAATCATATCATTATTCATTCTATTATTAACCAACTATCGTATAATACTCTTTTTAAACTATTACTCATCTTCTTCTAATTTATTTATAAAATCATCAATATCATCAACTCAATAATTATTTTTCATATATTCTTCATAACTTTTTAATAATACTTTTAATGCCTTTGTCTGTATTCAGATTCTTTTTTTTCTATCAAGTTCCTCAAAAACATATTTTATATGACTATTTCTACAATACACAATAGCACAATCCATTTTTTCTATACATCGTTCTATTAATTTTTGTACATCTACTTTCATTACTTTAATATATATTTAACTAAATCATTTATAGGGTCTGTTGATGTTGCTAATACCATTAATATTATCATTTCACCTTTTCTTCATCACATTTTCCATTCTTTGAATAAAGGTTTGAAAGAATCTTTAATAGCTATCATCAAAGGAGTATTCCACCTTATTTTATTGTTTTTATCAAGCCATTTTATAAAGCCAAATTTTCTACTTATCACCAATAAATATGAATATTCTCTTGTTCAATATAAAAATCATTCTCAAGTATCTATCATTCAATATTCCTTATCAAGCTCTTTTGTGTCTGGTCAATTAGTATCTATATAGTCTTTTAACAAACTTATTAATTTATCCATTTTCTTTACTATTATTAATAATCTAAAACTTCATAAAATGTATCTTTTTCTGTCTCTGTCCTTATCTGTAATAACTCATCACATCAAACAATATCAACTGGATATGTTCATCAAGTACGTCAATTATTAGCTATATACAAATATGTATCTCTATTCATTACAAATTCTCATCATTTCCATCAAGTAAATGTTTTTCAAATACATTTTTTTAGTTCCTTTAATAATTCTTTTGAACTATATCATTCTCAATATTCTCAACTATAACACATTGCTAAATGTCTATAGTCTCATCTATAAGAACAAAAACCAGTAATATTTGCACCTCACCAATCTAATCAAATACTTGTCGCATTTGGATATTTCTTAATTCGTTTTTCTAATTTATCAATAAACTCTCATAAAGTCATTTGTCATCTACTTTTACATTGGTTATCTATTTCAGCACGAGATTGTGCCATAAGTAAATCTATTCAAAATGTCATTTTAATATATATTATTCATCTAAAACTCTCTGTTCCAAAATTTTTGTACAAGTTTTTGTTGCTTTTTTGTTGTATCTGCTCATACTTCTGCATCTACTACTGCTTGTATCATTTCTATAATATTTTTATAATCTATATAACTACATCTTACCAAATCATACATAATACTCAAAATACTATCTCTATGTCATAAAGTTTCTTTTGTTTCTTCAAGTTCATCTTTTAATCTATTTACCTTGTCATATTGCTCATTTAATAAATCTCTTAATGTTTCTATTAACATTTGTGTATTATTTTTCATTAAGTGATAAGTTATATTCTAAAACAACTTGGTCTAAACATTGTCAAAATTCCTCCACATCAGGAATAATCATACAAGCTAATAATCAATTTAACAAAATTTCAATCATCTTTATTAATCTAAATAATTAAAATAATACTCTCTATCTCGTTCACTTTTTCTTGCTTTTCTATAATCATTTAATTTAATACTTCACCATTTACTTACTACATATCGTCTTCATTCATCTTTAAAACTATCTTTTATAGCTTTTTCATATCAATTAAATCATTTATCTCATTCCGTAACCTCACTTCAAATATACCTACAAAATATTCTACTACCTTTTTTATCTATTACTTGTAAGAAGTCATTATGTGTCATATCATATCACCAACTATCGTGAAACAAATCTCATATCTGGATATCATTTAATGCTTTTTCTCTCATACCTTTTTCTCTTTCTTTTTTCTCTTTTTTATAATTTTCTTTTCTAATCTGTTTTTCTAACTCTTCTTTGAAAAAATTTTCAATTTTGCTTTTTTTCTCTTCTTCATTCCTAAAATAAATTAAATCTTCTAACTTCATACCAAATTGTGCTCTTTTTGATACTCTATATATGCTTATACCACAATCACTATGATATAAAACATACTCATTTTTACCGCATTGCCTTGTTTCTTTTTCCATTACTATATATTTTAAAATTTAAAAACTTTATTATTTATTTTTACATTTACTATTATAATAAATTTTTTGTAAGAATCAAGTCTTTTTTAGTATTTTTTTATTATGTTTTTTATTCTTCTTCATATCAATTTTCTATAATATCTTCTGCTTCTTTCTCACTACAATTATATCGTATCATAGTAGCAAATACATCACGTGTTGTAAAAGGCTCTTTTTCATCAATTTCTCTACCATTTATAAAAAACATTCAACAATTACTTCAAATATCTTCATCTGCATATTTTATCAAAAATTCTGTTCATTCATAAATCATTGCTAATTCTCTAATAATTGGTAATGGAGTATTCCAAGCCGTTTGTATTTCTATATGGTCGTCATAATCTTCAAAGTCCCAACTATTCCATTTTGTTCACCAATTATGGATATTCCATTGATACCAACAATTTTTAGCTCAATATTTCTTTTCATCTTCACTGCTTAAATCTCATTGAAATATATATCTTGGAGCAGGTATAATTTTCTGAAAATCTAAATATTTTTTATTTTCATTATAAGTCTCTTCCCATTCTGATACATAATTTTTAATAATATCGTCCAAAATATCTCTTGGTGCACAAATCTTTGTTTTTATGTGATTTGCCATTTTATAAAATTAATAATTAAAAGTTGTATTCATCTACTACTTTGCTTAATTCTTCAATACTCATATAATTTGTATCTAAATTTTTTAAATATACATAAGTATCTAAACTATCTTCATCATTATTAAATGTATATTCATCATAATAATATTTTTTTAATTCTTCAATTTTTTTTATTAAATCTTTTCTTTCCATTGTATTTATAAATAAATAAAAAAGGAAAGGTCTATTGACCTATTCCTTGTAATAATCATTCCAAATATACTTTGACCTCTTTATAATTCATACTATAAAAAGCCGTTGCTTTGTAAAATTCTTTGTTCAAATAAACTGTTCAATAAACTCACAAATCTACTTCAACAAATTTTCTACCTTTTGCTAAATTAATAGCCTCAACTAATTCCTTAATTTTTTCTTTTACTGTTTTCATAATATTTATTTTAAAATATAAAATCAATTTAACAATTATCATTATAATAAAATTTTTACCAAAATCAAGTCTTTTTTTAGTATTTTTTTAGTAAAGTCAGAACATTGATTTCTCAATAAATAATTGTTTTTCAAAACCTTGTTGTAAGAAATGTAAAAACTTTCAACTCTTTAATATCATTCAAGCAGTTATTAAATATTTTAATCTTCACGAATTTTTTACAACTATTCTCATATCTTCTGGTAATGTTTTTATTAAACAATAATTAAATCACCAACCTCTCATACATTCTACATAATGTTCTTCGCTTCTTTTTACTTCTACATAATATCCAAATTTATCTTTTTTAACTTTACCTATATTTCTTATTCATCAACTATCTAATTTTAATATAATTTTTCAATCAGGTGTCATTGTTAATTTATTTCATTTCTCATCAACTACACCATTTGATAATATATTTATCCACATTTGTATTTTTATTTTAAAATATAAAATTTTTAGTACGGTACTAATTAGGTTTTTTATATCAAAATTTCATTCTTTCAAAATTTTTCATATAATTCTTTCATTTCATTTATTATAGGCTCATATTTTTTTGTCATTTCTTTATCAAAATCTTCACTCCATTCAAAATCTATAAACTGACTTCTTCATAATCAATCTTTATATCTATGTTTAGCAATTTCAACTATTCTTCATTTACATTTTAATACTCTCATATACATTCGTAATTGTAATTTATATTCTTCTATTGTACTCATTCAACTCCACATATTTTTTGCTCATTCTTTATCTTTATCTGTGAGATATTGAGCTGTTTTTAATTCATAAATAATTCAATCTTTGTAATTATCTACATATCAAATATAATCTACTCCACATATTTCTCATTTGATTTCTTTTTGTACTTCTCATATTGGTAATTGTACTCAAGTAGCATTAAATTTACAATCTTCATAAGTTTGTATTGATTTTTCTTTATCATCTAATTCTACTCATTTTAACAATTCATCTAATGAATGAAAAGGATTTAGCATATAATCTTCAACTGCTTTTCATACTCGTAAAGCGTCGCTTTTCATTTCATCTTTAATTCCTAATATATATTGTCCTGCCCATTTTGCTTTACTTCAACAGAACATTTTAATTTGACTTGCTGATATTTGCATTTTCTTGTTTTTAATAAATTAAAACATTAAATTATTATCTTCTTTTACTATCTCTTTATTTTCTTTTATCAATAAAACTATTTCTTGTATTGATTTATTTAATTTTTTTAATTCTTTTACTATATCTTTCCTTATTTCTAAATTATTATTATCTTTTTTTGTATTATATTCATCTATCTCCCTTGCTATTCTCGCACTACGAAGAACACTTTCCGTTACTCTATGATTACGACTACAAATACACATAATAAATATATTAATAAATAAAACTATCATTCAACAGTTCTCATATTTTTATTAATAACTGCTAAATCTATTTTTCTTTGGCTTAATTGGTCTATATACATTTTATAATGAGCAACTACCTTTTTTCATAAAATTGCGTCTTCTCAATAAGTATCTAACGCTTTTTGCTTTGATAAAGTATTCATCTCATTTTCTGTATATTTATTATAACCACCTTGCCTTTGTGCTTTTAATTTAACATATTCATTTATTTTCATCTGTTCTAATAAAAATTCTGCCTTTGTACTTTTATCGTCTAATTGACAATATGTATAAATCAAATCAGGTAAAAAGTCTTGTATATCTTCTATACTACCAACTCTTAATAAGTGGTCTGCTTTTTCTAATACATCTTGTTTTTTTTCTTCCATTTATATTGATATTTAATAAATAAAAAGGAGTATTACTACTCCTATTAGAATGGTAAATCATCTATTTCTTCAACCTTATTTTGTTCTTTAATTTTGTCAGAAAAATTACTTTCTGTTTCAATTTCTTCAAATAGTTTATTCTCCATTTTCTTATTGATAGCAGGTATTAATTCTTCATCTATCCATTTGTCTAATGCTACATAACTTGTCTTTTGGAACTCTTCTGAATATTTACATTTTGCTTTGATATCTTTTTCAAAATCAAACTTACTTCTAACATCTTCACCATTGTTTGTCATCCATATATTCCTATATCATTTTTTACTCCAATATGGTGTTAATGTTATTTCTCATATAGGTCATTCAATACTTGCTAAATTATAAATAATCTGTCTGCTTATCATATTATAACCACTACCATACTTCATAATATACTCTCAATCATCAAAGAAAAATGTTAATGTTTTTGACTTTTTAATCTGTCATCTTTCATCTGTATAATCATAACTTCCTGCCTCAACCTTAACAAAATTTCATTTGATACTTTTTACTCAATCTTCGATAATCTTTTTATTATCTCAATATCAAGTAAAAACTTGAAAGCAAAAATCTTCTCTTTTGCTATCCTTTTTCATTCCTAATAGATTAATATTGACATACTTTTGTCAATCGCTTTCTGTTGTCCAACTCATTTTAATATATAATTAATATTTAAAAACTTTATTTACCACATTTTCTTCTTTCATTCATTAATTCTTCATCTAATACTTTACCAATTCTTTGTAATTCTTCCTGAACATTTACTTGCTCATTTTCGTCATATTCAACCGTATAAGTAATGCTCGGTTTGTAATTTTCATAATCTCACAGATTATAAGTTCTGCTAACTGTTTTTGATAATGTAATTTTCATAATATTTATTGTAAAATATAAAACTATTTTTTAAATATTCGGTCATATCATTCTATCCAGTATCAAAATTCTTCTTCACTTGGATTTAATTCTCATTTTTCTATTGCTTCTAATAATGCTGTACTTGTCAACTTTGCTGATAAATAATTTAATCTATCCATTGCGTCTCAATTCTCTTTTACTTTATTATATCTTCTTGTT